TTTCACATGCAACGTGAGCTAGGTGATATCATGTGGTATTGGATGCAGGGTTGTATGGCTTTAAATATTGATCCAAATGAAGTGATTCAAATGAATATTGATAAACTTAAAGCACGTTATCCAGGTGGTGACTTTGATGCTCACTACAGCGAGAACAGACAAGACGGTGATGTCTAACACTAAGGAGTAGTTTGTTGCATAGTCCAGCAGATATATATAATCTTTTTGGAGATGTGTTTGCATTAAAATTGTATGCTCCAGAAGAGCCGTTAATTGACGAACTTGTTTTAGATAAACGTTATGAAAATGCTATGGGGAATAAAGTAGTGTATAAGTATGCTACTCCCCCAACAACTTGGAATCTTAAAGGTTGTGTTAATAAGCCAGTAAGAATTGAACATAACTGCGGAAGTTTCCTTTCTCCGCATAAAGATTTTATTAGTCCAGGTGTTAATGAAAAATATGTAAGATTAAATTGTCATCCTGGTGCAACACACCCGCATGATTGCACATATATAATAGACGGAAAGATACAACATTGGCGCCCCGGACAATGGATGGTAATGAATCCAAATAAAACACATTATAGCATGTGTTTTAAAGATAACATAACGCACTATGTAGCAGATCTAGATATTACAGATAGCGAAACATATAATTGGTTTATGGAACAAATTGAATTTCGAGAGAACGTTACTAACCGGCAAGGCACTAAATGAAGTTATTAACAGTACTAACTTTTATGAGTGGAGCTGGTGGCCATAGTATTGCTAGATTTTTATTTGAAAATAATTCTAAATATAGATGGTATAATCATCCTAGGAATGATGCAAAAAATAATACTAGATTTACTAAATTAAATATTACCGAAAATCATTTTCAAAAAACTTTTTCTGACGGAAGTAAATTTCCACATTTATTTGATAGAATAGAACCATTTTTAAATAATGTAGAGTTATATTATAACACTATAGAATCAGAAATATATGATTGCACAAAAGGAAAAAGACTAGTATACACATGTCATACAGATCCTAAATCTATTAAAGAAAGATATCCTGATTGTTTAGTATATCAAATTCTCCCTACAGAAGAAAATAAACTAGAATATTTTAATAGACATATGGAAACTGCAATGCTATTTCCATTACAAACTAATATTCATAAAATGGATAATAGACAAGATTTATTAAATGCTGATTACTGGGAAAGAGAAAATTATGTAAAACATAATAAGTCTCATTTAAATTCTTTGAAAGAATTCTACATGCATAAAGGGTTTACAAAAGAACAATTATATCAAAAAGAATATAACGAACAAACTGAACTTTATGACATACATATGTCCACTACATCTTATGCAGACGAAACTATAATTTTTAGTTCAAAACAGGATCTTGAAAATAAAATAGAAATTTTGAAAGAAAAAACTTGACTTCTTTAGTTTTATACGTTATAATACACATATAGAGTTTAAAGGAGCCTAGTTTTGACAACACACGCTACAATTGATTTAGAGACACTTGATACATCTCCAAGTGCAACTGTACTAAGTTTAGGTGCAGTTAAATTTAATCCGCTTGATACAAGCGAACCACATTCAGAATTATACATTAAAATAGATATTGACGAGCAAGATAGCTTAGGCCGTACTGCATCTGATAGCACTATTGAATGGTGGGGTAAGCAAGATCCTAAAGTAATGGAAGAAGCATTTGATTCTAATAATAGAATTAGTGTAAGTGAAACATTGAAACAGATCAATAAATGGATGGTTGGTGTTGATATACTTTGGGGACAAGGTTACGGCTTTGATATGACTATATTAGAACATATGTATAGAGTTGCTGGCGTTCCTATTCCTTGGAACTTTTGGATTGTACGTGACAGTCGTACACTGTTTGGATTGTGTGAAAAAGACCCAAGAAAGTCAATGCAAACTGATCTTCACAATGCACTAGCTGATGCATACTTTCAGGCTAAATCAATACAAGTAGCATACAAAGAACTAGGAGTTAAAAAATGAATACTATAATCTTAGTAACTATAGTAGCTGGTAACATCGTAAGTTCAGCAACATTTGGATCACTAAATGAATGTACACACGCTAGAGACGCAGTTATGTTACAAGACAATATAACTGCATATTGCACATACAAGCAAGTAAAACCCGATCATACTAAAGATATGTTTAAATTATTTGGTCGAATGATGCAACAAATGGGAGAACTAGAAAAGTAATGAAAGAATTATGGGTAGAAAAATATCGTCCTAACACAGTAGACGGTTATGTGTTTCGAGATGATGCACAACGTAATCAAGTAAACACTTGGATTAAAGATAAGACTATTCCGCATTTGCTGTTTAGTGGAAATGCAGGTATCGGTAAAACTACTCTTGCTAAATTGTTATTTAACGAACTTGATCTTAATCCATTAGATATCTTAGAAATTAATGCAAGTCGTACAAATAGTGTTGAAGATGTTCGTGCTAAAATTGTTAACTTTGTACAAATGATACCGTTTGGAGACTTTAAAGTTGTACTACTTGATGAAGCTGATTATCTTAGTCCTAATGCCCAAGCAGCATTACGAGGTGTTATGGAAGAATATCACACCACTTCAAGGTTTATTCTTACTTGTAATTACCCCAATCGTATTATCCCTGCTTTACATAGTCGTTGTCAAGGCTTTCATATTGCTAAAATAGACCAAACAGAGTTTACGGCTAGAGTAGCAGAAGTTCTTATTACAGAAGGCGTAACTCCAGACTTAGATACACTTGACACTTATGTAAAAGCAACTTACCCAGATTTGCGTAAATGTATTAATATGGTGCAGATGAATTGTGTAGATAAGAGCTTGCTAAAACCTAATGAAGGAGATTCAGGCGAGCAAGACTGGAAGTTGGATATGGTTGAACTTTTTAAAGCAGGAAAGATCAATGATGCACGTAAATTACTTTGTGGATCAGTTCGCCCAGAAGAAATGGAAGAAGTGTATCGATGGTTATATGATAACATTGAATTATTCGGAGATGACGAACATCAAGATTCTGCAGTGCTTATTATTAAACAAGGACTAGTTGATCATACACTAGTAGCAGACCCAGAAATTAACTTAGCTGCAACTCTAATTAGATTAGCAAGGTTAAACAAATGACATACTTAGTAAACGGCGATTGTATTAAATGCAAACATATGGATTGTGTTGAAGTTTGTCCTGTAGATTGTTTTTACGAAGGTGAAAACATGCTAGTAATTAATCCGGACGAATGCATTGACTGTGGCGTTTGTCAACCAGAGTGTCCTGTAGATGCTATTTTACCCGACAATGCATTTGCTTCTCCAGAAGAATCTGAAAAGTGGTTAGACATTAATACAAAGTATTCAGCACTATGGCCAAACATTACAGTGTTTCGTCCTGAAGATGTCCCCTCAGATGCAGAAGACTGGACTGGAATTCCTAACAAGTACGAAGAACACTTCTCTAGTAACCCAGGTAAAGGTGATTAATGGGTGGTCGAAAACAATCACGTAAAGATTTTTCAGGAAACTTAATTAAAATAAGTATGCTTGAGCAAGAGATTGCTTATGCACAATCACAATTAAAAGAACATGATACAGGACATATACATACTGCTATCAGTTGGATGAAACACCGAGTAAAGGATTTAAAAAATGAAAGTTAAATTAGTATCTTATAGTAAAGCAGCATCTGAGTTCCATTCTCAGGGCTTAGATAACGTGCAAGACCTTATTGCATTTTGTGCAAAAGTTAGTAACCCTACAGCACAGATTAATACAGAAACTAGTGAGAAATTAATTAAGTATTTGATCAAACATCAACACTGGTCACCTCTTGAGATGGTTAATGCTTGTTTAGAAATTCAAACAACCCGCGACATTGCACATCAAATTGTGCGACACCGTAGTTTTGCGTTTCAAGAGTTCAGTCAGCGTTATGCTAATCCTGAAGAACAAGGTGATATGTTTGAATACAGTGAAGCACGTTTGCAAGATCCTAAGAATAGACAAAACTCAGTTGAAGTTGATGATGCAAAACTACAACAAGAATGGGATTGGGCTCAACGTCGAGTCGCTGTGCTTTGTAAAAAAGAATACGATTGGGCTATTAAAAAAGGTATTGCTAAGGAACAAGCACGTAAAGTATTGCCAGAAGGTATTACAAAGACTACACTCTACATGAACGGCTCATTACGTAGCTGGGTACACTACATTGAACTAAGAGGCGGACATGGCACTCAAAAAGAGCATATGGAAATTGCTCATATGTGTGCAAGAGTAATTGCTGAAATTTTTCCGTTGATGGAAGAGCTTTGATAAACGAATTACATAAAATTTGGAATATACAATCTCATAATATTCATGGGGATGAATTTACAGGATACGAGCCTGTTATGGATCAATTAGACTCTTACGGAAAAGTAGAGTTTAATAAAGATCCAGAAGGTGTAGTAGATGCAGTGTTTGACATTTATAGAAGTATTAATCTTGTACCGATAATTTATTTTACGCATGCAGGATTAGTTAGAGCTATAAAAGACTTTAAAACTATAAGCTATAATAACGTTGATAAAGGACGAATTGGTTTAGGAAATAATCGCGGACAGCCAATTAATAGATTTTTGTTTCCTAATATGATGACAGCTGAACCCAAAGGTAGAGGAACTAATAGTCTTAAAGATAGATTTTATAACGATACAAAGTTAAAAAGAGCAATTCGTATATGCTTTGAAATGCGAGAAGGATTAAGACTAACAAGACCTACTGCATTAAGAAGAGCATTGGAATTAGTTACAGGTGAAAATGTACAAAATTTTAAACCACAACATGCAAGAAGTATAGTAGAGCATCTATGTCCTGTATTGTGGGGGAATGTATATGATTATAGCTGTGGCTACGGTGGCAGATTGTTAGGCATTGGTTCTAGCAATATGAAATATAATTACACCGGTGTTGAACCTAATACTGAAACTGTAAAACATTTAAACTATCTTAATGATTTACTAGACGAAGCAGTTGGTGTTAGAGGAACAATTATACAAAGTGTTAGTGAAGATTATAAACCAACTGATATAGATTGTGCTTTTAGTTCGCCGCCGTATTTTAACTTGGAGAAGTATTCAGATGAAGAAACACAATGTATGGTACGTTATCGCACCCTTGACGAATGGTTTAGTGGATATGTTGAGCCTACTATTGAGAACATTTATAACGGTCTTAACAAAGATGGAATATTCGCTACAAACATTGCGGATTATAAAAGTTACGGAAACAAAGAGTACAAGGTTGTCGAGGACTGGATCGCGACAGCTGCAAGAATAGGCTTTAAACATACAAGCACTATTAAGATGATGCTTAACACTCGTCCCGGAGTTGGTAATGATAAACTAGCAGGCCGTGAAAAGTTTGAAGGAGTATACGTTTTTACAAAATAAAACGTATTTTTGTACATGGATATAAATTTAAAAGATTATTTAACTACTTTCTTTGTTTGGAATAAAGAAAGTAAGAATCGTGATAGACTGTATAAATGGCAAAGAATTAAAGAAGATTTAGAACTGATAAATTCATTAAACCCTATTATGGTATTAGACCTTGGTTGTGGTGATAATAGATATCAAAGTAGTGTTAATAATTTAATTGGAATAGATATAGTATATTCTCCTAATGTAGATATAGTAGGTGATTTTACAAACTTAGATGAAAAGTTTGAAGATAATAGTGTTGATGCTATAATAGCATACGGGTCAATTAATTTTGGAAATGAAGAATTAATTGAAAAACAGTTATTAGAAACTAAACGAGTATTAAAAAAAGATGGCATTATTTGTTTTAGAGCATGTTCAACGTCAGACTCTGCATTTTATTATAACTGGACTAAAGAAAAATGCTATCAATTTACAGAGAAGTTAAACTTTTCTTTTGTACAAGAACCCAGTACTATTTATAGGCTAAAAAGAACAGGTGAAATTAATACTAACTGGGGTGATATTAGATCACAGCGGTTTGATAATAATAGTAGTATTAGAGAAAATACTAGGTTGCATTGGATATGGAAAAATGAATGAACAAAAATTAGAAACAGCATGTGAAAACTGTCGTATAGCAGTGACTACAGATGGCATTGAAATAGATGCAAGCACAGGAGACTTAACAGCAGAAGTTCTGGTGCTAACTTTTATAGTGTTTGTAATAGCCGCTGTTTATGTAGCTAAGAAACTAGTAGACAGGTATATTAAATGAGTGATTATAATCCTGACAATTGGGTTGTTATTAAAATGGACGGAAATGACCCGCACTACCGTGTACTAGGTGGGTGGAGCGGCGGCTACTTAGACGGCGATAGCTGGCGCATGAATAGCGGTATCACTCGTGTAGAGAATGATGGTGATCGTTATAAGTTCTACGGATCGTCTGGCAGTTGCTATAGTTGTTATAAAGAATCATATTGTATACGAATGAACAATGCTCATATTTGGGCACGATTACAAGAACTACACGGCGACAAGGTTAAGATGATGGATGAAGAAACAGACTGGATAAACATGGATTGGATTATTAAATGAAGAAAAAGTTTATAGAAACATACATGGACGTTGCAGAAAGATTTTCACAATTAAGTAGTGCCGTGCGTTTACAAGTAGGTGCTATTGTTGTAAAAGATGATCGTATCATTAGCATTGGATATAACGGCATGCCGAGTGGTTGGGATAATACATGCGAAACTCAAGAACTTTGGAAAGACGGAAAACAACTTGTTGAATCAGTTTTAGTAACAAAGTCTGAAGTATTACATGCAGAAACTAATGCTATTGCTAAATTAGCTAAAAGTGGCGAAAGCGGCTTAGGTGCAACAATGTTTGTTACACATGCACCGTGTATAGACTGTGCTAAACTAGTCTATCAAAGTGGAATAGCCTCTGTGTACTACAAAAATAATTATCGTAGTACACAGGGCCTTGACTTTTTAAGTAAGTCTAATGTTGATGTAATTAAAGTTCTTTAATTTTTAAACATCTCCATATACTTCTAGTACCTCTTTCACAGCATTATGCCTTTCAATATCATGTTGCTCAAATCGGACTATGTCCAAATGTGTCGCGTTGCCTGCAGAGTTTAATAAGTTAACAAAGTTAATTAAACCGTTGTCTTGCATACGATCTGCTTGTGCTAGATCGCCTGTAACCGCCATCATAGATTTTTCACCTAGTCGGGTGAGTAACATTTTCATTTGACTAGATGTTGCATTTTGCATTTCGTCAGCTAAGATAAAACTTTTCTTAAATGTACGACCACGCATAAACGCTAGTGGGGCTATCTCGATTATACCTTCTTGAATCATCCCTTCTATTTCTTTAGCATTAAAATACTCCCTCAATACGTCAAATATTGGTCTCGTCCAGGGCGCCATTTTTTGTTCTAATGTACCTGGAAGAAAACCTAAATCTTCGTCGACCGATACTGCTGGCCTAGTGACGATAATTTTATCAACTTTCCCTTCTTTAAACATCTTAACCGCTACTTGCACAGCCAAAAGTGTTTTGCCTGTTCCGGCTGGACCTATACCAAAGACTATGTCTTTTCGGGTGTCCAGTAGTTTTGACACGTATGTTTCTTGGTTTATGTTTCTTGGAAGGATATTTACTTGTTTTTGTTGTTTTTGGAATTTATTGATTTCAACTACATTATTATAGTTGTTATTCGAGTCTTTACGCTTACGTTTTGCACCCATTAAGTGTCCTCCTATTGGATATTGAAGTAAGAACTGCTTTCCTATAATAGGAATCTGGTCCCTACAAAAGTATTTACCTTCTCTGAGAAAATAAAAAACATTCTGTTAACCATTTGGATACGATAAATAAGTATAATAGGATTTAAGAGAAACAGGAATATACCATGCAAGATATATACGATGTCATAGAAAATGTAAACAGCATCTACGATAGCAATTCCTCATTTGAAGTGTTAAAAGACTTTGAGCGAGTTATTGACGAGCTAGATATCTATGTTTATAAAAACTGGAAAGACGGAGAATTAGTATCCGGGCCAAAAATTACTAGACATTGGGTATCATGCTCGTTTATGTGGCCAGTAGAAAAGATGCCTGATCCAGTAGGTGGCAAACGTTTATTAGATTATGATTGCAAAGTACGCTTTGGTAAAGATTATATTATTAAACCAAGAAAAATTCGCGACCCTAATGACATTCGTCCTGGTACTAAAAAAGGAAAATTAGACAAACAATCAATTTGGTTAGTACAAATAGATATGCCAAAAAAACTGATCCAAACTATATATAGCGGATACGATGAATTAATGAATTACGAAGAAGAAGCAGCTACGGACGGGCAATCACAAGAATTAGCACCAGGTGCAGTAGATGCTGCTGCGGCAGCAGGCGGAGCACCTCCAGCGCCAATGGCACCACCAGTTGAACCACCAGTTGAAGGAGGGCCTATTTGATGGGTTTAAAATTGGGAGATTTAAAAAATATGGTAGATCATATTTTTGAGATAGATTCATTCAAAAGTAAAATGGGCGAAGATAAAGATATTGTTACTTTGAGCTTTAGTACTAAGACTGCAGAAACTGCACTTGATCTTGAAAACTTTTTAGAAAAAGGTTATAGCTTTATCTTAGATGCTGATTCTACATCTGGCGAACAAAAAGACGGCACTTATAAAGTATTTGTAGAAATGGAAAGAGATGACTCTGTGCCAGAACAAATAGTAGAGCTAATTGACGGTGTTGGTAAACTAGCTAATCAAGATACATTTAAATTCCGTTATTATAAAAACTTTAGGTCTATGGAAGCTACCCTTGAAAACTTAAAAGGAACTGTTCCTGTAGACGAAGATGAATATGGATTACAAATTAAAGAAGTAGCAATGGAAAGTTATACAAACTTTTTTAATAAAAGCTTCGTAGACTCTATAGCAATGTCAGATAATATTCTAGCAATTAAAAAAATATATGCTGATCCTTTGTATTTTAATTTTATAGATTTTGGAAATAAAACTGAAGTTTTAAATAGCATTAACGAAACTATTACAGTTGACGATAATGGATTTTCTGAAATTATATTTTTAAGTAAATATATTGGAGATTATAATATCACTAAATTTGGCAATAAACTAACTTTCGAAAACGATGATAAGATTCTCGTGTTAACACGTATTAACACATAAAAAAAGGATAGTAAAATGGCAAAAGAACATTTTAAGTTTAACTTCACAGTTGACCAAGTTGAAGACATGCTCAAAGGAAACTCAGAAGCAGATGAATGGTATGAAGCAATGTGTGACATACTGCCTTTATACGATATTATTACAGAAGATCGTGTAGCAGCATTTGTTGCACAATGTGGCCATGAATCAAACAACTTTAAAGTTTTAACAGAGAACTTAAATTATAGTGCAGACGCATTAAATAAAATATTTCCAAAATATTTCAAGAGAGCAGGTAGAGATGCACAAGAATATCACAGACAACCTGAAAAAATTGCAAACGTTATTTACGCAAGTAGAATGGACAACGGCGATACCGATTCCGGCGATGGTTGGAGATTTAGGGGCGGTGGTATTCTACAACTTACAGGACGTTACAATTATACCAAGTTTAGTGAAGTAGTTGAGATGTCAGCAGACGATGCAACAGACTATGTACGCACAAAGAAAGGTGCGTTAGATAGTGCATGTTGGTACTGGGATGAAAATAAATTAAACAAGTATGCAGATGCACAGGATATGAAAACCCTTACTAAACGTATTAACGGTGGTTATATAGGATTAGAAGATCGTATTAGTCATTATGAACATGCAGTTGAAGTACTAGGCGGAGAATATCATGCACCAGCAATTGATATGTCAGAAACTGTACGCAAAGGATCACGAGGCCCTACTGTACAAGCAGTACAAGAAGAACTAGGGTTAACAGCTGATGGTAACTTTGGTCCAGGTACAGAACGAGCTTTAAAAGAATGGCAACAGGCAGCCGGACTAGTTGCAGATGGTATTGCAGGTCCTGCTACACTAGGAAAATTGTTAGGCTAATATTATGGGATTAAAAATAGCAGCAGTTATGTTTATATTAATGGCGGGTATGGCTGGCATTGGTTATTGGTATTATAACGATTCACAGGCAAAGATGGCTGTGCTAGTTAAAAATGCGGCAAACGCAGAAACTGCTTCTAAAATAAGCGAGCAAGCATTAGTATCAATGAAAAAAGATTATGCTAGAGTCACTGAAGAACTAAACAGCGTAAATTCTAAGTTTTCTCAAATTAGAACACAAAATTCTGTACTAGCAAAAAAGCTACAGAAGCTTGACGACTTAGGCGAAGCAGCTATAGCAAAAACTGAGGCTATACAGCGAGCAATAAATGGTGGAACAAAAAACGCAGGAAGATGTTTTGAAATACTAAGTGGTGATCCACTTACAACAAAAGAAAAGGAGGCACTAAATGCTAAAGCGTTCAATAAAGAATGTCCTTGGTTGTGGACTGGTAGTACTGCTACTAAGTAGCTGTAGTTCGACACCTAGACTAATTGAAGTATCAGCAACTCCTATTGACAAACCTGAACTAACTTTGCCTAAAGTTGATCGCCTTGAAATGCGAAAAGTAGAATGGGTTATTGTTACTGAAGAAAATTGGGAAGAAGTAAAACAACAGATTAAGAAGTCAGGACGACCATTAGCATTGTTTTCTATTACAGATAAAGGATATGCTAATCTTGGTTTAAACTTTAGTGATATTAGAGCATTAGTTCAACAACAACAAACTATCATTGCAGCATACGAGTCGTACTATAAAAATGCAGAAGAAGCACTAGACACTGCAAACAAACAAGTTGACTCTGTTAACAAAGAAGTTAAGAAAACTAATGATACTCCAACTGAGTCTGTACTAGACAAGTATAATCCTTTTAAGTAGAAACAACTGTAATGAAGACATGGAACAAAATAAAATTATGGTTTGACCCAGATCAAAAATTAACTGTGACGCATATGGGTGTAGAAAAAGTATTTTTTGTAGATGAGTTTAGTAGTAAGAAACCAACTCGATTAGCAGGTAAAACTGTTGACGGAAGGAAGTTTTTGTTAGTTAGTGAAACCCCAATGGAGTTTGAAATCATTGAAATTCCAACATCAGATAAGATATATAATTAGGAACTAATATGGCATATTCAGAGAAAGTTTTAGATCATTACGAAAACCCTCGTAATGTAGGTACGTTTGATCCAAATGATCCAACTGTTGGCACTGGTTTAGTAGGTGCTCCTGCATGCGGCGATGTTATGAAACTTCAAATAAAAGTAGGTGACGGCGGCTTAATTAAAGATGCATGTTTTAAGACTTTTGGTTGTGGTTCAGCCATTGCTAGTTCAAGTTTAGTCACTGAATGGTTAAAAGGTAAAACTTTAGACGAAGCAGACGAGATTAAAAACATGGACATAGCTAACGAATTAGCACTACCTCCAGTTAAGATTCATTGTAGTGTGTTAGCTGAGGATGCAATTAAATCAGCCGTGACTAATTACAAAGAAAGAAATAACAGTTCTGCTTAAACTAAATACTAGTATATAACTATTATTAGTGAGAGTAAATATGATTGAAATGATTAACAAATTATTTGGGGATACTCTCTGGATATATACAGGAATATTAGGGTCACTTTTTGGAGCAGCTTTTCTTGCTTACTTCAAAGACACTAAAGCAGGATTATGGTGTTATAGACAGTTTGATAAACTAATTGATAAAATTAGAGATCGATTTAAATTAAACTTTCTTGATCAGCCAGACGATTCCTGGCGCCAAAAGTATCCTCATGTTACTAAAAAAATTGACGAACTAGAAACAAGGATTTCTAAACTGGAGAAGAAAAATGGCTCGACGTAAATTAGAAGACTTAAATGCAGACATTGGCCCGGCACTTGAACCAAAGCCGGAAGTAATTTCAAATAAGTCTAATAAAAAAGATAGTATAATTGTACCTGCTGACAAAGATTCTGTTTCTAAAAAAGTAACAGTAGAACTTGAAGTAGATACTAGTATTAAAGACTTAGGACCTAATCCGTATGCTAAATGGATCCATTTAGCTCATGCATTTGATCAATGGAGAATTTTTCCACGCATCTTTATTACAGTTTACATATATCTATTATATCATGTTGTATTTTGGTATATGAATTTAGACGGTCCTACTATGGAACAATCAGGCTTAGTAAGTGTTGTTGTTGGTGCGGGTGCTGCATGGTTTGGATTGTACACAGGATCCAGTAAAAGCAAGTAACATACTAGGAGCCGATAAGTATTAGCATGGACTACTATTCACTACTCGGTATTAATAAATCAGCTTCGCAAGAAGAACTTAAAAAAGCATACAAAAAATCAAGTATGCAACATCATCCCGACCGAGGTGGTGACGAAGAAAAATTCAAAGAAATTAATGAAGCATATGCTACACTAAAAGATCCTCAGAAACGTGCAGGATATGATAGATTTGGTACTTCTGATCCGCAACAGCAACAACAGCAAGGCGGATTTCAATATCAACATAATGGCAATAATATAAATCCTAATGATCCTGGATTTCAAGACGTGTTTAACCAAATGTTTGGAAACGGTCATCCATTTGGAGGAAGGCGGCCACAGCCAATGAAAAATGAAGACATACATCTAAGTATTGATTTAGGCTTAGACGAGGTGTTTTCAGGCAAAACAATAAGGGTGTCGTATAATTTAAATGTTGGCGGACAACAAACACACGAAATAACAATTCCTCCAGGAATACATGAAGTAATTAGATACCAAGGTTTAGGAAATAACTCTATCAATAACATACCAAGGGGAGATTTGTATGCAAAGATTAGAATACGAAACAGCTCAAATTGGCAGCGTGACGGATTAAATTTACACACTGTTGTTCCTATTAGTGTTTTTGATTTATTACTTGGCACTGAAGTAACTATTAAAACTCCAGAAGGTAAGAATCTTTCTGTGAAGGTTCCTCGAGGAAGTCAACCATCAGTTGTGTTTAGTATTCACGGATATGGAATACCTGATCCAAGGGCAGGACGAAGAGGAATTATATTTGTAAATTTAAAAACTAAAATTCCTAAAATTGAAGATCCGGAACTAATAGAACGAATAACTACACTAAAGAAAGACTTGACAGATAATGTATAAAGAGTATATAATAATATTAACTAGAAAAGGAATATAAAATAGCATGGTAGAACCAAACGAAGAATTGCAATTAGTGTTTGATAAAGCAATCAAAGATGCTAAAAAGCTTCAGCACGAATACGTTACCTTAGAGCATCTTTTATTCTCAATGCTATGTAGTGAAAACTTTTACAACTTATTAAAAGGATATGGTTGTTCAGTTGATGATCTTAAAAAGCCATTAGAAGAATATTTAAAAACAGGCTTACCTGAAATTGTGATGCCAAAAGGATCGCGATATAAACCAAAGAAAACGCAAACAGTTGAAAGAGTTCTTAATAGAGCATTTACCCAAGTATTATTTGCAGGAAGAGCTCATATTACGTTAAGTGATGTCTTATTAAGTATACTATCTGAAAAGAAATCACATGCGGCATTTTTCTTAGATTCAAGCGGAGTAGATAAAGATAAATTTGCAGAATATATCAATACAGAATTAGGTCAGGAAGATGAAGAAAATTCAACTGCTGGACAACGTGCATTAAACTCGTTTACTACTGATTTAAATGAAGAAGTACGAAGAAATAAAATTGACCCTGTTATTGGACGAATCGATGAATTAGATTCAATTGCACTTTCACTAGGAAGACGAACAAAAAATAATGTACTGTTAGTAGGAGATCCTGGTGTAGGTAAAACTGCAATTGCAGAAGGTCTTGCATGGAACATTGTAAACGGTTCAGTTCCTGAATTTCTTAAAGACTATAGTGTGTATATGTTAGACATTGGTAGTATGCTTGCTGGTAGTAAATACCGCGGAGACTTTGAAGAAAGATTTAAATTAGTACTAGCAGGATTGCGCCGAAAAGGCAAAACAATCATGTTTATTGACGAAGCACATATGATTAGTGGTGCAGGCAACGGAGGCGGGGGCGGAGCAAACGACCTTGCTAATATGCTCAAGCCTGCACTAAGTAAAGGTAATATTAAAGTTGTTGCATCAACTACTTGGGAAGAATATCGTAAGTACTTTGAAAGCGATCGTGCATTAATGCGTAGATTTCAACGTGTAACTGTTGACGAGCCTACTCCAGAAGTAACTAAGGATATTCTACAAGGTATTAAGAAATATTACGAAGATTATCATAAAACAGAAATTACTGACGAAGCAATTAACGAAGCAATTAAATTAAGTGTTAAGTATCAAGCAGATAAAAAACTTCCTGATAAAGCAATTGACTTAATTGATCTAGCTTGTTCTAGATTTAATTTAAATGCTACTAATGAAAAGGTTGTAAACTCTGGTGAAATTCAATTTGAACTTTCAAAGATAATTAAAGTTCCTGCAGAACAAGTAGCAGAACAAGAAACTGAAAATCTAGTAAATCTTGAAAAGAATATTAAGCAAGAAGTATATGGTCAAGATGATGCAATTGTAACTATTGTTGATAAGATTCTTATTGCACAAGCAGGCCTAAAAGCTGATGATAAACCAATTGGCAGTTTTGTATTTATGGGCCCAACTGGTACAGGTAAGACAGAAACCGCAAAGCAAATTGCAAAACACCTAGGAGTAAACCTTGTACGGTTTGATATGAGTGAATATCAAGAACGACATAGTGTATCTAAATTGATCGGTTCACCACCTGGATATGTTGGTCATGAAGAACGTGGTGGGTTATTGATTGAAAAATTACAAGAAAATCCTAACTGTGTATTACTACTAGATGAAATTGAAAAAGCTCATCCAGATGTATCTCAACTATTATTACAAGTTATGGATAATGGTAAAATTACAGGAAGTAATGGTAAAGAGGCTGATGCACGTAATTGTATTCTAATTCTTACAACTAATTTAGGATCTAAGTCTGCTCAAAAAAATAACATTGGTTTTGGAAATGAATTAGAGAAAGCATATGAAGATGTTGATCTAAAGAAATTCTTTAGTCCAGAATTCCGTAATAGATTAGATGCCACAATAACATTCTCAACGTTAACTAAAGAAGTAATGATGAAAATTGTTGGTAAGTTTCTTGTGTTGTTACGAGACATGGTTAAGACTAAAGACATTAAAATTACTATATCTGACGAAGCATTAGATTACTTAGTAGACAAAGGGTTTGATCCTAAGATGGGTGCAAGACCACTACAGCGTGTTATTGATCAAGACATTAAGCGTCCGTTATCAAAAGAATTACTTTTTGGAAATCTTAAAAACGGAGGTATAGTACATATTACTGTTGAAGACACTAAACTTGTTTTTGAGTCAACTCCAACTAAAATTAAAGTGGAAGAAATAGATGTTTAGAAAGCCTAGGCAACGAGCTAGGTATAAGGTTGAAGATATAAATTTAGCAACAATATCTAATGAATTATCATTATTAAATCTCGGTGATACCGAAGGACTGAATGTTAGGATTAACATTGGACAATTTTCTAAAGAAATTAAAGAATTTAATGATCAATGGGTAGAATATTTACCTAGGCCAGACCGCCCTAATAACAGGCAAGGGTTAGTTCTTTACAATCTTCCTGGAAAAACGCATCAAGATAATCCGTCTTTACCTGAAGCAAGTAAGGAAGCAGGCGTTAGACTTAAAGAAACCGATTTTAATGCACCAACTGATATTGTTGCAAAACTTACTTCTTTGCATCCTATATTAAATATGTTTGATTCATTAGGCAGAACATTCTTAGTAAGAAGTGGAATAGGGGGATACTTTGTCCCCCATAGAGATCATCCTGTTATGCCACGTGAAACATTTAGACTAGCAGTATTTTTAAAAGATTGCGGTACTATGCAATATGATTGGATAATTGGACAAGGAACTAAAATGCAAATTGATGAAGGAAGAGTTTATTACATTAATACTCGCAGAGTTCATCGTACTGTAAGTTGGGCTAATGAGTCTATACATTTAATTATGAACATACCAATGACAGCTCATAACGTTGCAACAGTTCTTGATAACTTAGAACATACTCACGGATAAGTACAATATGAGCGAAACTAAAAAACTTAAACCTAGATGTTTTCCGGGTAACAAACAGAGAATGGGGATAGCCTACTGTTCAAACGGATGGTTACTCCCTTGTTGCTGGCTTGATAATCTTAGAAATCAAAATGAACTTGAAGACATTGGATTGTTTGACGAAAGTTTAAAATTAGAAAATAATAAAGATGTTGCAAGTATTGTAAATTCCCACCAATGGAGAAAGTTTATAGAAAATTTAGAGTTAGTATCTGATAAAGTACCTAGTAGGTGTTGGGAAAAATGCGGTGAGGAATAATATACATAAAAGATACTTACATACACAGCAATATAAAAATAATCCAAACATTGAATTATCTTATAGATGCCCGTTGATGTGTTCTCAATGTTTTAGAGGATGGTTAGCAAAATCTGATGACGATCCTAAAAATATAGCAATGAAGAAGAAAATAAAAATATCACAAGATATATCACTAGATGATCTCCGTAAGTTATTTGACTTCTTCAAGGGAACGGTTTCTTTCTGCGGACAATTTAGTGATCCTATTTATCACCCAAATTTTTATAAGATATTAGATATATGCACAAACGAATATCCTAGTACTCGATTTCTAGTACACACTGCAGCCCATCAGAAAAATATAGAATGGTACAAAGAAGCATTTAGTCGGTGTGGGGGGAATATTAAATGGATCTTTGGACTAGATGGGTTAGGAGATACTAGTGCTATATATAGAGTAAATCAAAAAAGTGAGATAGTACGCGAAGCAATGCTATTAGCAAACAATACTCTTCAAAAACATATGGTTCAATGGCAGTTTATAATATTTAAACATAACGAACATCAGATTGAAGAAGCAAAAGAATATGCTACAATGCACAATCTAGATCTAAAATTTGTCTACACTGATAGAGTGTGGGGAAATGTTGCCCCAGCATCAAATCAATACCGGGCGCCAGGTGTTGTTAAAATTAACAAACTATTCCTGAGTAAATAGGTAATGATAGATAACTCTTATACAACTAAGTTATTTTATGATCAATATCTCTATAAACTAGTAATTACTAATTCTCTTGCATCAATTTTTAGAAATAACAATCTAGCATACGCACGAGGCCAATTAGACAGAATACAATTGGATTATGAATCAAATTCTGTCTTACGGTTGACTATGTATTCAAGAAATATTACAATAACTAAACAAGAATTTGTAGCTGCAAAAATTTTACTTTCAGAATTAGATATTCGTGACGATTATAAAATACGGATAGAGAATCCTAATATGTCTATATATTCTAATAATAAGCAATGGATAAAGACATTAATAGCAAAACCATTAGTTACTAAAGAATTTTGGGAACCAAAACTAGGTACTACTGATCTTCTTGTAAAGAATAACATAATTATTACAGATGAGAGTTTTGGCTTTAAGTATAAGATTACTCTTAAAGACCGAATAGACAGTCAATTTTACAACTGGCTTATTGCCAATCCTAATAAAGTTAAGATTGGAACAACCTGCTTGCAAAGTATAAAAAACAGCAATTATGTTAGAGGATTCTATATGTATATAAAAGATGAAAAGATTTTACAACTAATTACGTTGATGATTGGCACCAGTATTGCCAGAATTGATAATCTTGTCTACCCTGCTATTAATGATAAATAACAGTATGCCGAGCTATAGCGAAATAATATTAACAAGTCAAACACATCCAGGAGACAGTACAAGTGAGACTGTAACTGGAGAACCGTATAAAGGTGACGGGTACTACGGACGAGCCGATGGATTTCATACTGTACAGTATAATGTTACTGGATTTAGTGGAACTATAAAAATGCAAGGAACACTTGCAACGACTCCAGTTGAATCTGACTACTTTGACATAACAGGAACTACTGAAACAGGAACTACTGGTTCCTATTTTAAAAACTTCACTGGAAATTATGTTTGGGTTAGAGCAAGTGTCACGTATACCGATGGCACTATACAAAGTATCTTATTGAATCATTGAGGAAAGAATTATGCAACATTTTATTAGTGTGTTAATGACAGACAGAAAATTAAAAAAAGTAGTATTAGAAAAAATACTACAATCTGTAAATATGCCATTAAATGAAAAAACAACAAACTATGGTATTTTTGAAGGCAAAGATAAAAATATTGTATTAAAGGTTGAGTTACCAAAACAGTTAACTGAAAAACAATCTGATATTGCCGCAAATAAACTATCAACACAGTTATTTGAACTTGGATATAATGATTTTGATATTGAAATAAGTACTGATATTGTTAGTAACGATTTAACTTTAGAAAATACTGATTGGCACACTAATGAAGCACCAGTACAACATGTACAACTAGGAACACAAGGATCAGGAGAATTTAGTACTTCTAATATAGATACTTCATTACCGTACGTAGAAATTGAAATGAATGGCAAGCAAAAACGAGTATACGGAGAACCTAATAGGTTACCTGGATTTTTGCAAAAAATTACTAGTAGTGGCGGCAAAGTTATAACACCAATAACTGGCGGCAGTGGTGTTAAAACCGGACCTGTTGATAAACCTAAAATACCTAGTGTAGGTGGACAAAATGAACCAGGCAGTGAACAAGCACTCATGGCAATTGTTACACAATATGCAAAACCCGGAATGACATTAGCTGATGTTGATGCTATGGAAAGAGAAGCAGTTGCTTCAGAAGTACCATCAGCAGGTGATGATGCAAATATTTTTAGTAAAGCATTTCAAGGATTTAAGAGATTTGCTAAAAGTAAATCATGGAGAGTAACATTTGTTCTTGCAAACGCTGCAGAAAAAGAAGACTTGCCTGGATTATTTAATTCTAGAGGTAATTTTAATTACATGAAAGCTGATAATGCAGATAACGACGATGGATTTGATCCCGGAGGGCCAACTGCGGCTGGTGGTGCAAGTTTAAAACAGTATATGTTATTAGCCAAGCGTGGTCTTGTTCCAAAAAAGAAAATACTAAAAATTCAAAAATCATTTGCTAATCAACCTGATAATATGAAGATAGTTGATGCTATTGTTGCCGCACAGAATGCAGCAACATCACAAGTAAAAACTGGTCCAGTTGATGGGCCTACTTTAGGAGATTCACCAAATAGTGCAACTGATGATGAAGTATCAGACACTCCTACAAATAAATTTTCTAAATTATCACAAAAAGAAGTAGATGAATTAGTTTATAATAAAATGAAAAGATTAGCAGAACTACTTGCAGCTAATCCAGAACCAACTGGCACTAGTATCGAAGAAACTAAAAAAGTCCTTTATAAAAAACTTTATAATAACTATATGTTTGAGGATGCCTCTGCAGATAAAGAAATTTCTGAAATAATTAGTGATCTTAAATTATTAATGCCGCGTATGAACCAAAGAAATCAACAAATAATTAAAAAGATAATAACAAAAGCAGATCCTTATGTAAAGCGTAATGCTTCAGCAAAACCTACTAGACTTGGCACGCCAGGTAATCCTTTAGCCGACTTTGCTAAATCAGGTAAAGGTGGACTAGCTAATGATCCAGACGAAAAACTTGCTATTGACGAGCTACAGAAATACTTAGGTATTCCAGTTGATGGAAAATATGGTCCATCAACTAAAGACGCAGTACGTAAATATCAAGAGAAAAATGGATTAAAAGTTGACGGCGATGCAGGTCCAGCTACAATTAAACATATGCTAGGCAATCCAGGATATAAAGCCGATCCAGTTGATCCAAACACAGGTGGTAACGTTGATCCAAACACAGGTGGTGACGAAGTTAAACCTAAGTCAGACGCTGATCAAAGAAAAGCAGACGCTAAAAAAGATCCTGAAAACGGTGTTGCTCCGGTTGACGAACAAATTTTAGAAACTGCTATTAAGTTTGGATGGAAAAAGAAAAGTTATTATGTTAGTGTAACAAAAGTAAAGAAGAGCGAAGAAAATAATAACATTGAATGGGTATTTTACAAAGATGATCAATTAAAACAAGGTCAGTTAGTTGCTACTTTAGGTAATTATTGGATTAAACAATTAGAAGCAGAACTAAAAAGAAGAGCTGATGCTGGTAGTGACAATGCTAAGAAAGCACTTGAAATTATAGATCCTCCAGGAGAAGAAACAGGTACTAAAGGACCTGTAACTCCAGGGCCAACTGACCCTAAAGTAGATGATGGTATTGTTGAAGATATTTACGATGCTGTTAAGGGTGCAGGAACAGATGACGATGAATTGTTTGCTGCGATAAGAGCAATTAGAGATAATGCACACTACAAAGTAATAGCAAGAATGTTTAAGAAAAAATATCCAGACGCAATTGACAGTGACTATCCTACACTAGCTATTTGGATGCGAGACGACTTAGAAGGATGGATCTGGGACGGTGATAATGTCAAGCAATTTGACAGAGAGATGAATAGACTTGGTGTTAAAATTAATAAACCTATTCCACCAGAAAAAGTTGCAAAAGGTGAAGAAGTTATAAGTGGTGGCGAAACAGTTATAGGTACTGGACAAGATGACAAAAGTACAGACGGGGGTTCAGCACCTGTAGTACCTAAACCAAGTGGCGGCGGCAGAGGAAAGACAGTTGAGAAGCCTGGAGAAAGACAGGCGTACTTAGATAAGAAGAAAAAAGAAAAAGAAAAAGTAGTAGTTACTCCTAAGCCAAAAGAAGAAAAGCCAGAAGAAAAGCCAGAAGAAAAGCCTTATACTGATAAACAAAATCGGCAGTTTGCAAACCTTGCAAAAAGATTTTGGGAAGCTGGTGATGGACTTGGCACTGACGAAGATGAATTTGCAGCAGTTCTTAAACAAATAAGAGATGCAAGAGATTATAAAGAGCTAGACAAAGTGTTTAAAGACTATAAAGAAAATGACGATGGTATATCATTAGAAGCCTTTGCAAAAAGCGAAATGAAGCGAAGGGATCAGAAAAAGTATTTCTATGATGTATTAAAAGGTAAAAACATTCCATTGGAAGGATTATAATAATCATGAGACTGGATGAATTCTACACTGACGAAAAAGTTTTACCTTTTGACGTTGTTGAAGATACGTTAGTATATATGCGTAATGACCCAATGTTTTATCGTAGAGAATATTTTCCTGCGGTATCTAAATTGGCAGATTGTCAACGTTCGGGTAAAGATGCAGATCCTAAAAAACTTCTAGCTTCTATGGTTGAAAAAGGTTGCGATGAGTACTGTCGCAAATTTAACCTTGCACGAAGTTCTGAAGACATTTATACTGCTGAAGATCGTAACAACCTTTTACAAAAAATACATTCAGAAGAAACTGAAAACATTAAAGAAGGCGATTATACGTGAAGATTTTTGAAGTTACTGAGCAAAGCAAAATTGCATCATTTGCATTAGGCAGAATGAATCCTGCCACAGTTGGTCATGAACTTCTTGTAAATGCTATTAAGCAGGCACCTGGAGATAGTTTTTTATTCTTAACAGACAGAGCTCCTAAACTACCTGATAATCCACTAACATCACAAGACAAACTAGACTGGGCTCGTAAGAGCTTTAACGGTATAGCAGTTGGATTAGCTAAAACTGTACTAACAGCTGCTGATCGATTGTATAAAATGGGTTATACCGAAGTAACATTTTTAGAAGGCGAACCAAAACTTCTTAAGATATTACAGGACTATAACGGTGTAGAAAAACCAACTCATAATTATAACTTTACTAAAATTAATTACGTACAACTTTCTCGTGATGCATCAGCTGATGATGCAACTGGTATGAGTGGTACTAAACTACGCGGATCTGTTACAAGTAATAACATTAATGCGTTTAAGTCAGGTGTTACAAAATCAGCACAGCCGTTTGCTGACGAAATGTTTAAAAAATTACAAGTAGCAATGGGCGTAGATACTGCTACTGATACTGTAGACGAAGGTATCCTTGATTGGTTTAAGAAAACTAAAGGCGAACTTAGTAATAAAGTATTTAATGATCCACAGTATAAAGGCTGGAAGAGAATTTATCAAAAAAGTCCAGACGCCGCATCGATCCATCGTCGACACAAAGAATTTTTAAAAATCTATCGTTCTGAAAAGCAGGGAGCATAGTGATTTGGATATTGCTACATTAAAACGCCTAGCTGGTGTAAACGAATACAAAGGTTACACAGAATACACTCTTGAAAACATTAGTGATGCTGCTACAGCTAACCGAAAAAAAGAACGTGAACAAAATATAAAGCCTGGTGACAAGGAATGGTTTGAACTATGGTTTAGTCAGCCTAAGATGCAAGGTGTAGCATTTAGAGGACGAAAAAAATGAAAATTAGTGAACTTACTTTAGTAAATGAAAAGAAAAAGTCACCAGCAGGCGGTCCAGCATGTTGGACAGGCAAAAAGATAGGTAGTCCAGCAACTAAAATGAAGGGCGGCAAGCGTGTAAACAACTGCGTCAAAGTAAACGAGAACGAATTTACTTATGATGATGACGATGCTTTCTATGAAGACTACGGTGTGCTTTGGTTTAACGAAGATGAAATATTAGACGAAGCAGAGTATCAAGGACGTAAAGTTAAACTAGGCAAACCTATGCAAGGTGATGTTAAGAAGTTTAAAGTGTATGTTAAAGATCCTAAGACTAAGAACGTTAAAAAAGTAAACTTTGGACACGGTGGAAGTAGTGTTAAAGGTAAAGCTATGAGCATTAAGAAAAATAATCCTAAAAGACGTAAGAGCTTTAGAGCAAGACATAACTGTGACAATCCAGGACCACGTACAAAGGCACGTTACTGGTCATGTCGCAAATGGTAGAGAAATAACATGAAACTACGTGAATTATTTGAAGATGGGCGTATTGTAAAAGGAGTTAATACAACTGTTGATGTAGGCGTTGGACAAATACCTATTGAAGCAGCAAAGCTAGGATTCAGTGTAGACAAAGACGGCCGGCCTCCTACACTAAGTAAAAAAGTTAAAGGTAAGTCAACTAACGTATTATTTAACTTAGGTCTTTCTGAAAGTAATAAACAACGCAACTTAACAGATTTTATTAAATTTTGCAAAGAACAATTAACACTAACAACATCACCTTCAATTAAATTTGTTAATGACACTGAAGATACTACTTTTGGATACTTTGATAACGATAATAAAAATATTGTAGTACAGCTAAAAGGCAGGCACCAAATGGATGTTATGCGTACTGTTGCACACGAACTTGTACACTACAAACAAGACAAAACACTAGGAAGAGAGTTAGACGGATCTGATGGAAGTCCAGATGAAAATGAAGCAAACTCGCTTGCAGGTGTATTATTAAGGCGTTGGGGGCAAAAGAACCCTACATTGTTTACCGAAACAGTTGACAAGAATACCAAAAGCAGTGTATACTTTACTAATATGCAGGAACAATTAGGTGAAATAGCATCAGCATCAGAGATATATGTTGATATGGACGGTGTATTAGCAGACTTTTTTGGAGAATGGTCTCGATTAATGAAGGTTGATCATTTTACTAAGATTGACAAAGAACATGATCTTGGCGATGCATTACAACGTATTAGAGATACAGACGACTTTTGGTTACGTTTACCAATACTTCCTCAAGCTAAAGAATTATTAACATTAATTAAAAATATAAAAGGTGAATATAATATATGTTCAACTCCTTTAGCAGATGATCCTAATTCAGAAAAACATAAACGTACTTGGGTTGAAAAGAATTTAAGTTTCTTTCCTCCTAAAAATGTTTATATAACTGATAATAAGCCACAGTTTGCAAAGAATGCTGACGGCACGCCTAATATACTAGTTGATGACTTTGGTAAAAATGTTAATCAATGGGAATCTGCAGGCGGCATAGGATTTAAATATAAAGATCATAAGTTTGAGCGTACTGCAAAAGAACTACAACAGTACATGAATGAACCAGTTAAAGAGTCTGTTACTTACGTTAAGCCACAGTTTGATGTAGAATGGGAAGAAGCAAATCGTTATCCGTACATAAGAAAACTAGGGCAAAATGGTTGGAAAGAACTTGCTAAAACTGGTAAAGTAATAAAGTTAAATAGTGATACTGTAAAGAAGATTGGTAATACTGGTGCCGATGGAAGTGAAACACTAGCTGACTTAGAGCCTAAAAAAGTTGAGAGACTTAAAAACGCAATGGATGCAGGCACTATTGAGATGCCTATAGTAGTTAAGCAACCAAATGGTTCTTACGATTTAGTTGCTGGTAATACTAGATTAATAGGACTTATTACTACATACGGAGAAGCTCGAGTATGGTTAATAGACACAACTAAAAAAAGGAATATCAAATGAAAATGAGTGACATAGTTAACGAAACAGTTTCTGCAAATATATCAGTATCGCCTGCAGGAGTAGGCAAAGTGCAAAAACGTAGTAGTTTGTATAATGCAAACGGTACTATGAAAAATGCACTAGATCAAGATAACTTACTTGGCGGAGCACCTAAAAATAAGACGAAGAAGACTACTAAAGCATAAATACATGTAAGAACGTCTTCAAGGAGAAAATGATGCCGATTAACAAAAAGAGAGGCTCTTCAATTAAGGAAGGGTTAGCTGATTTAGCTCAAGTAGCTGAGCAGGATCACGAAGTACAGATGGCACGAGCCGAATTGTACAAACTAGCAAAATATTCTATTAAACTTCACGAAATGCTTAAAAACATTAGCGAACAAGAAGGCTTAGAGGGTTGGGTCCAATCAAAGATTACCAAAGCTGCCGATTACATTGGAAGTGTGTATCATCACTTAGACTATGATGTTAAGTTTCAACAAGATGTAGTTTCTGAAGGGAAGTGTAATTGTAACTGTGGTAAAGCAATTTGCGAAAGCTGTGGTAAGCCTCATAAAAAGAAAAAAGTCGGCGAAGGAATAAAACTCGTTAATCCAAAGTCTGGTAAGAAGATTGATATTACTAAACCAGAAGGTAATGCAGAATATAAAAAAGCAAAAGCTGCTGGTGATTTTGATGATGAAGAAGTAAAAGAAGGCGACGGCATTTATCACGATTGTGCTAAAAAGTTTGAGCATAAGACATACGGTGAATGTACAGTAATTGCTGGTGAACATACTTTATTAGAAGACGGAACAGTTACACACTATGATGCAACTTTTACTAGTTGTGGACAACGGTATGTTGTAAGAAATGTTCCTGTTTGCAATATAACTATATTAGAATCTAAAAAACATACTCACGCTTCAAAGAAAAAAAATAGATAATAGGAGTCTAAAATGAGTAACGACTTTTATGATATAAGTGCGAAGATGAAAAAACTTTTCCCACCTAATCCACAAGGCGACTTAGCGGCATTACAACAAATGGCAAGTAACTCTCAGGAAAGTATGCAACCCGAACAAAACTTCCTACAGGAAAGTGTAGACGTTGCTCCGGGCTCAATGCCTATAGACAAAGACTATAGTGTTACAGACTTTGCAGCACTAGCTGGTATACGTATTAATGAAAGTCAAAAAACAGGGCCAGCTGGACAACTAAAAGCAAAAGATAATATTAATATACAACCCGCAGGAACTACAGGTAACCCTACACAGGATAGGCTAGTAGGCGAGGCAGATGAAGACCGCATCACAGCATTAGAGCGTAGAATTGAAGCACTTGAATCAAGGCTTAATGAAGGTGACGGACGTAAGAAAGGTATCCACGGTAAAGGACACCCTATGCGTAAGAAACAACAAGCTGCAATACATGCTAACGAAGATAGAAAAAAGAATGTTAAAAAAGAATCATCTAGTATTAAAGACGAGTTAATGAAAAAATTGGCTGAGAGAAAAATAAGATGAAAATTTACGAGATATCTACGCCGCCTGAAACCCCAGATCAATTAAATATTACAGATCCAGATCAATTAAATATTACAGATCCAGATCAATTAAATATTACAGATCCAGATCAATTAAATATTACAGATCCAAAAGCAGTCCAAGTTAATAATAAAAATTGGCAAATTGCAGCTTTTAGTCAAGATGCTTGGCTATTAATTTTTCATTTAGCGAACGCATATGATTGGAAGAAAGACAACAACAATGGGCGGTTGATGAATACTTTATTACGACAATATCGTAAACTAGTAACAGATGTACTTCCAAAAAAACCAATGTCTACTTGGATATTAGATGCATCTACTTTAGCTGAACTACAATTACAAGCAATAGATGTTGAAGATGTAAAAGCAGAACTATTAGGTAGAGTTCAAAATGTTTTAGGCATAACAATTGGACCTGGTTGGGTGGCGCAAAAATCTACGCCTCCAACAAAAGAACCCTACAAAGGTTTTTGGAATAAACATCTATCAATTATAGGAGCAACACCAGTTGCACCAAAATTTGGTAGTGCAACGTCTGATGAAGTAGCCGGTTTAACTGACGCTGAATACAATGAGCAAGTAGGACTACTTGACACAAATGTAGCTGGCGGAATAGCAGAAAAACTACGTACTGAGATAGACAAATTTAATCTTGGTATCCGAGGCAAGTTATTTGGTGATGATATCCATGAAAGTATTTTAAAGAATTGTAGACTCATTAAGTCTGGTCCGCAATTTGATCAAGTAGCAGCAATATATAAAACACAGACCAGCCGCGGCAATGAGAGCAACTTAGCAATAGCGTTAGAAGATAATCTAGACGAAGCAGCTTACCAAAAACTCTTAACGTATGCAAAGACAGCTAGATGGGCTGATAGATTGCCTAAAGGTGGAAATAAACTTAAGAATTTGTCCGACGAAGATCCAAATAAAATACTTACAGGCAAGGAAGAAGTAAAAAATCATGCAAATAAACTTCGAACTGAGTTTTTCAAAAGGTTCCCACAGCAGGCAAAAATAGCTAAAGATTCAGGCCAAGGCCAGGTGCTATTTGACAGCTTTCTTATATCAGCCGTAAAAGAAATACAAGCTATACTTGACAAAAACGATAAAAAGATCACCGTGGGCGAATTTGCTACGATATTTAATAAGTATATGCAGAACTTTATCGATAACAGTAAAGATCTTACCCCAGTAGAAGATTAACCATAATTGCAAAAAAAGACTTGACTTTCTGTTAAGTATCTAGTATAATGTATATTAGTACAACATAAAGGAGATACTTATGAGCGATCGTACCTATGGTGCAGAAGAAAAAGCTAAACTCGAACGTCTAGTTAATGAAGGCGTAACTGTACTTCAAGAAATTGAAGATCTAAATGAAGGTCTTAAAGAAACTGTTAAAGCAGTAGCAGAAGAGCTTGATATTAAACCCGGCTTAATCAATAAAGCAATTAAAATTGCACAAAAACGTGATTGGGAAAAGCATGCAGATGCTTTTGATGACCTTGAAACTTTGGTTGTTACCGTCGGGAAGGACAAGTAAATTTGAACAGTATTATAACTTTTTTTAAAGATAGCTATAAACTTAGTCCTGTAGCATTTTATTGTGAACTCGTAGAGGCAATGTTTTTAATATCTGCAAGTGCTGTTCTAACCTTTACTGTATTAGATCCTGCAACAAAAATATTCATTCCTATGTACTTAATAGGATCAGTGTTGGGTGTATGTAGTGCAATTATTAGAAAGGCTGCATTTGTAATAGTACTATGCAGCTGGTTTGTTATTATGAATACTATTGCTATCATTCAATTATTTTTATAGGATTACTAAATGAGCTATGTAGATGCATTTTTTGACCGTGACGCTGATATAATTCGAGCAGTAGAACGCAGAGATGGTAAACGAACCTTTACTGAGTATCCTGTAAAGTATACCTTCTATTTTGAAGATCAACGAGGCAAATACAAAAGTGTTTATGGTGATCCTCTAAGTCGCATTGTATGTAAAAGTACTAAGGACTTTCGTAAGGAAGTTGCAATTAACAATTCAAAGAAATTGTTTGAAAGCGACATTAATCCAATCTTTCAATGTTTAAGTGAAAACTATCTTAATCAAGATGCGCCTAAACTAAACATTGCATTTTTTGATATTGAGACTGACTTTGATCCAGAACGAGGCTTTGCTGATCCAAGTGATCCGTTTATGCCAATTACAAGTATCTCAGTGTACTTACAGTGGTTAGACACAATGGTGTGTATTGCTGTTCCACCTAAAACACTTACTATGGACGAAGCAAAGAAAGAACTTGAAGGCATTGACAACGTAATGTTATTTGAAAAAGAAGGTGACATGATTGACACTTTCTTGACACTGATTGAAGATGCTGATATTTTATCAGGCTGGAACAGTGAAGGATATGATATTCCGTACATTGTTAACAGAACTAGTCGTGTACTAAGCAAGGATGATACACGTAGATTCTGCTTGTGGGGTCAGCTTCCTAAGAAGCGTATGTACGAAAAGTTTGGCAAAGAAAGTGAAACGTTTGACTTAGTTGGTCGTGTACATTTGGATAGTTTGAACTTGTATCGTAAGTACACTTATGAAGAACGTCATACATATCGATTAGATGCTATTGGCGAAGTTGAAGTAGGCGAAAACAAAGTTCCGTATGAAGGAACACTTGACGCACTATACAACAATGACTTCCGAAAGTTTATTGAATATAACATTCAAGATACTGCATTACTTGACAAGCTAGATAAGAAGCTACGTTTTATTGATCTTAGTAATGAACTTGCTCATGCAAATACTGTGTTACTACAAACTACAATGGGTGCGGTTGCTGTTACAGAACAAGCTATCGTTAACGAAGCACACCATAGAGGCTTGCAAGTTCCTAATCGTCAGAAACGTGACGATGATGCTACACAAGCTGCTGGTGCATATGTCGCGTATCCAAAGAAAGGTTTACACAAGTGGGTTGCATCTATGGATTTAAACTCACTCTACCCTTCAGTAATTCGTGCATTAAATATGGCACCAGAAACTGTTATAGGACAGATACGTCCAGAAATTAGTGATGCTCGTGTACACGAAGACATGTTCTTAAAGAAGAAGAGCTTTGCTGGTAGTTGGGAAGGAAGGTTTGCTACAGAAGAATACGAAGCAGTTATGGAACAAAAACGTGACATTGCACTTACTGTTGACTTTGAAAATGGTCAATCAAAGATAATGAGTGGCGCAGAAATATTTAAATTAATATTTGACAGTAATAATCCATGGATGATTAGTGCTAACGGTACTATCTTTACTACAGAATTTGAAGGTGTTATTCCAGGTATCCTAAAGCGTTGGTACAGCGAACGTAAAGATTTACAGAAGAATCTAAAAAAAGCAAAGGACGCCGGTAATGCAATTGAAGTTGAGTATTGGGATAAACGACAGCTAGTTAAAAAGATTAACTTGAACAGCTTGTATGGTGCTATTCTTAATCCAGGTTGCAGATTCTTTGACAAACGTATTGGCCAAAGTACTACATTAACTGGTAGGACTATTGTTAAGCACATGAGTGCAGAAGTCAATAAGACTATTACAGGTGTTTATGATCACACTGGTGATGCAATGATCTACGGTGATACTGACTCTTGTTACTTTAGTGCATATCCTACACTTAAAACCGACATTGATGCAGGCAAGATTCCGTGGAGTAAAGAGAATGTTATTACACTGTATGATCAAGTATGCGAAGCCGCAAACGTAACGTTTCCAGAAATGATGCAAACATCATTTCATTGTCCAAAGAGTAGGTCGGACGTTATTGCCGCGGCTAGAGAAATTGTTGCAGAAAGTGGATTGTATATTACTAAGAAACGTTATGCGGCATTAGTATATGACATTGAAGGTTTTAGAACAGATATTGACGGCAAAGCTGGTAAAGTAAAAGCAATGGGATTAGACTTACGTAGGTCAGATACTCCTGTGTTTATGCAGGAGTTCCTAAGTGAGCTATTGCTTATGGTGCTTACAGATAAGCCGCAGGAAGATGTACTTGAACGTATAACTAAGTTCCGTAAAGAATTTAGTGAACGCCCTGGATATGAAAAAGGTAGTCCAAAACGTGCAAACAAAGTTGGACATTATCGACGCCTAGAAGAAAAACAAGGCAAGGCAAATATGCCAGGTCATGTCCGAGCAAGTATTAACTGGAATACACTAAAACGTATGAACGGTGACAAATACTCACAAGAGATCGTTGATGGTATGAAAGTTATTGTTTGTAAACTTAAAGCTAACCCTTTAGAATACACAAGTGTTGCATACCCAACTGATGAATTACATATTCCGCAATGGTTTAAAGAACTTCCGTTTGATGATGCGGCTATGGCAGAAACAATAATTGATAATAAATTAGATAATTTGATTGGCGTTTTAGACTATCCATTAGAGGATACTAAACGACACAACACGTTTACTAGTTTGTTTGACTTTGGAGAGTAAAATGAAATTACATATTAATGATATTGGTGGTGAAGTTGTTAAACAAGATAATCGCTATATTGTAAAAGATAACAAAACTTTAAATAATTTAGTACTTAGCTCAACTGATCTAAAACCTGGTAAGTCAACTTCAGGACATGCACATGTAGGTCAAGAAGAAATATATCACTTTGTTAAAGGTAGTGGTAAAATGGAGTTAATTGACTTAAACGCAACTAAAACAGAAGTTAGCATAATAGCAGGTGATTTAATTCTTATTCCAGATGGATGGTTTCATCGAGTGCATGCTGGACCAACAGGATGTTATTTTATATGTGTATTTGACGGTAATAGGGAGGAAAATGAAAATTAAAATAGAAGTAGAAATTGACACAGAAGTTGAAGATGATCTAAATACAATTGAACAACTAATTGAAGCGTTAAAAGAATTAGCAGGAAAATTAAAATGAAGGTAGGATTTACTTGTAGTACGTTTGATCTATTACATGCAGGACATGTACAAATGTTGCGTGAAGCAAAAGAACAATGCGATTATTTAATCTGTGGACTACAAGTAGATCCCAGTCGCGATCGTAAAGAAAAGAACGCTCCTATACAAACTATTGTTGAACGTTATACACAACTTAAAGCAGTTGGGTATGTTGACGAAATTATTCCTTATGGAACTGAACAAGACCTAGAAGATGTCTTGACAATGTATCATATTGATGTTAGAATATTAGGAGAAGAGTATAGAGATGGCACATTTACAGGTAGAGCAATTTGTGCCAAACGTGGAATTGAATTATACTTTAATAAACGAGATCATCGATTTAGTAGCAGCGATTTAAGAAAACGGGTCTGTGAAACATCTTCTTAACTAAGGAAAAAAATAATGAATCATATTTTTACTAGCGAAAGTGTTAGTAACGGACATCCTGATAAAGTAGCAGATCAAATTAGTGATGCCCTTGTAGATGCAGGATTAAAAGCAGGTGATACAACTACTCGTGTTGCAGTTGAAACGCTTGTAACTACTAATCATGTAACACTGGCAGGAGAAGTAAAAAACTTTAATCTTAGCCTTTACGATGTAGAAGATATCGTAAGAGCCAAGGTTAAAGAAATAGGTTATGAACAAGAAGGATTTCATCATGAACATCTTGCAGTTTTTAATAAATTACATGCACAAAGTTCTGATATTGGCTTAGGCACTGATGACTTTGGTGCTGGCGATCAAGGTATTATGTTTGGCTACGCTTGTAATCATACTCCTAGTATGATGCCTGCGCCTATTCACTTCAGTCATAAGATACTAGAAAATTTAAAAACAAAACGCGGTAGTATACTAGGTCCTGATGCTAAGAGCCAAGTAAGTGTTGAGTACAACGGTGCTAGACGTGATGGTGTTATCAAACGAATTGACCAAGTGGTCATTAGTACACAACACACAGAAGGCAATGTAGAAGAAGCAAGACATCTTTGTAAACTTGCTGCAATAGAAGAACTTGGAGATTTGATTGATGAGAATACTGTATGGCATCTTAATCCTACTGGTAATTTTGTTATTGGTGGACCCGATGGCGATTCAGGTGTCACAGGACGTAAGATTATCGTGGATACATATGGGGGGTTCGCTCCTCATGGTGGTGGTGCTTTTTCTGGAAAAGACCCTTCGAAGGTAGATCGAAGTGCTGCATATATAGCACGTTGGTTGGCTAAGAATGTAGTAGCAGACGAAATGGCGGACTGGTGTAACATTCAGTTAAGCTATGCAATTGGTGTTAAACAACCCACTAGCATTTATATTGATTCAAACGGACATAACAAGAGTATTGCTAAGTTTATTGCAAATGAAATTGATCTAAGTCCTAAAGGAATCATTGATAGATTTGATTTGTTTAACTTTTATGAATATAGTAAGAATTGTACATATGGACACTTTGGTAACAAAGATGTTCCGTGGGAAAAAATTGGTTGGTAAAAATATATGAATAAATTTGTTTTTGACGTAGACGGAACTCTTACTCTTAGTCGCCGAAAGATAGATGCAGTGTTTCAACGATGGTTTTTAGAATTTTGTTACGACAATAATGTATACTTAGTAACCGGTAGCGACTATCCAAAAACTGTAGAACAAGTGGGTACTAGTATTGCTGAAAATGTTAAACGTGTTTATAACTGTAATGGTAACGATGTATGGGAGGCTGGTGTAAATGTTCGTACTAATGAATGGACACTTCCTAAAGAGTGTTTTAGTTGGTTAGAGGATAAGTTAGAGGAAAGTAGCTTTAATATTCGAACTGGCAATCATATAGAACAGCGTCCCGGAATGGTTAATTTTAGTATTGTTGGCCGCAATGCTACTCAAGAAGAACGTAAGGCATACGTAATTTACGAAACTGATCATAACGAACGTAGACATATTTCAGACTTATTTAATGAACATTTTCCTAACTTACAAGCAACAGTAGGAGGTGAAACAGGCATTGATATTTCTCCTCGTGGTGCAAACAAAGCACAAATACTTGCAGATTTTGATCAAGATGATAATATACTCTTCTTTGGTGATGCTATGTTTGAAGGCGGAAACGATGAGCCATTAGCTAATGCTATAGAAACTCGTAAGAATTTTAATAAATCTTATCCAGTAACTAATTGGAAATATACTAGGGAGATACTTCTTGCGTATACTACTAACAGGACATAAAGGATATATAGGTAGTGTTCTTCTTTCTCGGTTAAAGGATAAAGGACATAATGTTTACGGTATAGATTTACAAGACGGACAAGATATACTATCTTGTAATTTAGACTATACTGTTGATTTAGTTATACATTTAGCAGGGAAAAGCGGTGTTAGAGAAAGCATTAAGAATCCTGGAGCATATTGGTTTGTAAACGTTGACGGAAGTCGCAGAATCTTTGATGTATTTAAAAATACAAGGATATTATATGCAAGTTCTAGTAGTGCGTATGAACCTACATTAAATGCATATGCTGCTTCAAAACATCTAATGGATCTTATGGCTCCAAAAAATAGTGTTGGCATGCGATTCCATACAGTATATTCAGACAAGCCAAGGAAGGGAATGTTCTTGGATAAACTAATTAACGGCACATTAGAATATGTAACAGATCATAGTAGAGATTTTATTCATATTAATGATTTATGTGACGCTATAGAATTAATTATTGATAACAAAAATTTATCTGGATTAATTGATATAGGTACTGGAGAGAGTGTGGAGATCCAAACTTTTGCTCCAGAAATTCCAAAGCGTCTAAATACTATACACGAGAGAATGTGTACAAAGGCAGACGTTAAAATATTACAAGATTTAGGATTCAAACCTAAATATAATGTAAAAAAGTTCTTGACAAACAGTGATTTAGGCGCTATAATATAACAATACATAATGGAGATTAGGCATGAAAGACATTCTACAAGACGTGGTATCACATACACACGCATTAGGTTTTTTAACAATAGTTAAAGTTACCTCAGAAAACGAAACGACATCTATTGACGCAATGGCTGAAGATAGATCAGTAATTTTATCTTCTGAAACACATAAATCGGTTTCAGAGTTTAAAGGCACATTTGGTATGCCTAACTTAGATAAGTTAGCATTACATTTAAAAAATCCAGAGTATCAAAAAGATGCAAAGATTGATGTAGTTGAAGCAGACCGTAACGGCGAAGTTATTCCTACACACATTCACTTTGAAAATGCAACAGGTGACTTCCAAAATGATTATCGCTTTATGAACAAAGCAATTATTGAAGAAAAACTTAAAACTGTTAAGTTTAAAGGTGCAAATTGGAATGTAGAATTTAAACCAAGCATTGCAAGTATTAATCGAATGAAACTACAAAGTGCTGCACATAATGAAGAACCTACGTTTAATGTTAAAACTGTAGTTACTGGTGGTGCAACAGATTTAGTGTTTAGCTTTGGTGATGCAAGTACACACGCAGGCGAGTTTGTATTTCAAAATGCAGTTGAAGGCAACCTTCAACATACATGGAGTTGGCCTGTAGCACAAGTTCAATCAATTCTTAACCTTAATGGTGAATTGACTATGAGTATTAGTGATCAAGGTGCTATGCAAATTAGTGTTGATAGTGGCTTAGCAAAATATAACTATATCTTGCCAGCCCAGAGTAAATAATGAATCTTGATCTAACAGCAACGCAAAACGATTACGCACATTTTCTTCCAGCATTAAGTGGTTTCTATGCAACTTATGTAGGCAAGCAACGTCATCTAGATCCTGTTAAAGGTCCTTATATCCCCGATGATCGTATTCCTGCTAACTTTCAACACGGTGTAGAAAGTCTTAACTATCTTAATGCAAAAGAAGGAGCATTTACATACAAGTGGACGCTTTACTCTGCAGGTCATGCTGATTTAGATACAAATAAAATTGTTCCTAAAGAAGATATGATTCGCAATAGAGACAGAGCTAATACTTGGATGCTTGGAGATAGTGGTGGTTTCCAAATTGGTAAAGGAGTGTGGGAAGGCGATTGGAAAGATCCTAATTGTCCTAAGGCACAAAAGAAACGTGATGGTGTATTGCGTTGGATGGATGCATACATGGATTATGGTATGATCTTAGATATTCCAGCCTGGGTTGCACGTTCACCTGAAGGTGCAAAAGCTACTGGCATTAGTACATATCAAGAAGCTGTTAAAGCTACACGCATTAATAATGACTACTGGATGAAACATAGAACAGGTGCTTGTAAGTTCCTTAACGTATTGCAAGGTGAGAATCATGCAGACGCTGATGACTGGTATGAACAAATGAAAGACTATTGTGATCCAGCTAAGTATCCCGACAATCACTTTAACGGGTGGTCAATGGGTGGTCAGAATATGTGTGATGTGCATTTGGTTCTTAAACGTATAGTTTCATTGCACTACGACGGACTACTACAAAGCGGTGTACACGATGTAATGCACTTCTTAGGCACAAGTAAACTAGAATGGGCATGCTTGCTAACAGACGTACAACGTGCTATAAGGCGTCATTATAACCCTACTATGATGCTTACATTTGATTGTGCAAGTCCATTCTTAGCAACTGCTAATGGACAAGTTTATATTCAAAATGAAACACCTGATAGAGGCAAATGGACTTATCGCATGGTGCCTAGCATCGACGATAAAAAATATGCAACTGATACTAGAACTTTTAAACAAGCAGTATTACAAGATGGTATCTTTAAAAACTTTGAAGATTCACCTGTTACAGACGGTATGCTCGTAAAAGATGTATGCATATATAAGCCAGGAGACTTAAATAAAATAGGCAAAGAAGGAAAAACATCATGGGATAGTTTTTCATATGCGATCCAAATGGGTCATAATGTATGGAGTCACATTAATGCAGTTCAAGAAGCAAACAGACAATACGACAATGGAGTTATTCCAAAAATGCTTGTACAAGAGCAATTTGACAGGGTTTTATTTAGAGATCTTGTGGAAACAATATTCTCAGCACCTACAAGAGAAAAAGCAAATGATCTAATTGAAAAGCACTCTAAATTTTGGATGTCAATTCCAGGCACACGTGGCGCTATTGGTAAAAAGACTGTAAACTCTAGTACTTACTTTGGTGCATTGTTTGACGTTGAAGCTTCTATCGAACTAGATGAAAACGAACTAGATGAAACAAAATTAGAGAGTTTAGAAGATGAGCAAAGTTGATGTATTAAAACGGAAACTAAATAATCTAGAAAATCGACATAAAGAACTTGACCTTGCAATATTAGAGTGTTATAATAGTAGTGTAAGCGATCAAGAAGTTAGAAAGATGAAAACTATGAAACTTTATCTTAAAGACGAAATACATCGGATAAATCAACAATTAATACAAATGGTGTTAAAATGAAACGTGATTACGAAAACGGTACATCAGATGATATTATCTTCTTTACAGGCGTAGAAGTTGAAAAGACTCCTGCGTTTGGAATGAAAACGTTGTTTGTTACTGGCACACAAGACTATAATGAGATAATGAAGTTCTACAAAGAAGAACAGTGCGAGCATATCTTCTTTGGTGCTAATCACAGTTACAAGCCTGTTACCCCAGAAGAGTTTGAAGACTGGGATCTAATGATTTGTGCGTTTACAGATCAAGGTATACTATGTAGCCTAGACATTCCAAGTGACATTAACCTAGAATGGTTTATGGATGGCGGACTTATAGAGAGTAATTACTTTATTCCACAACTACGTGTAGTAGTGCCTTACATTAACCAATGGAACTACAATACAATGATTAAAATCGACGATAAAGGTTTTAATGCATCTAATCCAGGCGTCTGGTGCCATAGCCTGCATGATTTGATGGACCGTAATAAATTTACGGACTGGAGCAAATATGGCCTTGACAAAGTCCTAAAGTGAAAGTATAATATAATGACAGTAAGAGAATCATATTATGATTATATGGGACGTAGAATGAAAGAGGAAGATAAAAAAATGACAGCATTTAAGCAAGAACGGAGTATTTGGGTTACCTTTAAAAAAGAAGGTATTCATTTATATCCTGGAGCAGATACTGATCCTAAACTAGCAACCGGTGAATGGGATGATGTATCTTTTCTTGGATTTCCGCATCGTCATATTTTCCATTTTAGAGTTCGCATCGAAGTATTCCACGACGATCGCGACATAGAATTCATTCAGTTTAAACGCTGGATGGAACGGTTGTATGCACAAGATGTAATACAACTGGATCACAAGAGCTGCGAGATGATTGCAGATGACTTGTACGAAGAAATTTCTGCAAAGCACCCTGGCCGATTTGTAGAAATTGAAGTCTCCGAGGACGGAGAAAACGGTTGCCAGATCTTTTACCCGAAACCTATTTAAGGATTATTAAAATGAGCACGAACTTTCCGCCAGTCAATCAAGTGTTTGACGATTTGGAGAAGTTTCTTAATTATTGTCGATTTGAAGGAAAAGTATTTGATGAACGATTCCTTTATAATGAACATGCTACTTCATGGCAGTCATATAAGAAATGGCAGTACTGGATGCAAAATAAAAATAAACGTAATAACACTCGGAGGAACTAAATGACAACTTTTATTGTAGACATCGAAGCAGTAGATACACGTTACACTAAGCAGTGGAAAGAGTATCTTCCTAACCAATTGCGTCATGCTACAAATAATGCAGTTGTTGTTATCAGTGGAGGAGAAGTGCCTCAGGCAACTACGCCTGGGGCATTTCTCAACTTTGCAGGAACTAACAACTATAAATCTCAACAGATGTTAGAGATTAGTAGGATGTTTGCTAATGGAGAAATTAAAAATGGAGATTATTTCCTATATACAGATGCGTGGAACCCAACTGTTATACAGATTAAATACATGGCTGAGCTCTTGGGGGTTGACATCCGAATCGGTGGTCTTTGGCATGCTGGTAGTTATGATCCTCATGATTTCCTTGGTAGGCTAATAGGTGATAAACCTTGGGTAAGGCATGCAGAAATGTCAATGTATGAATGTTATGATGATAACTTTTATGCTACACAGTTTCATATAGACATGTTTACAGGAGTGTTTGCATATGATAATGGATGGCTTGATAAGTCTTCAATGCGCCGAGTTGGTTGGCCTATGGAGTATTTACATAATAGTCTAGAGCAATATAAAGGTATGGAGAAACGTGATTTAATACTGTTTCCACATAGAGTTGCTCCTGAAAAGCAAATTAAAATCTTTAGAGAATTAAAACACCAACTTCCGCAATACGAGTTCGTTGTTTGTCAAGAACAACAACTTACAAAGAATGAATATCATAACTTACTAGGCGAAGCTAAACTTGTGTTTAGTGCTAACCTACAAGAAACACTAGGTATTAGTTGGTATGAAGGTGCTCTTGTAGGAGCGTTACCTATGGTTCCTGATAGACTAAGCTATAGCGAAATGGCGTTAAAAGAATTTAAATATCCGAGTGATTGGTCAGAAGTTAATTCGTATAATCAAGAAATGTTAATTGCAAAGATTATTGACTATATGGAAAATTACCAAACATATTTGCCTGCTTTAATTAAGCAAATAGATCATTTAAAGAAAAACTTTTTTAGCGGAGCAGAATTATATGATAAAATCAAAGGATAATGATAGCATAACTACTATCAATTTAAACAATCTGTATGAGCCAAATACTATTACTATATCATCAAGTCCTTCTGATTGCGAGTATACTACTGATACCGGAAGCGAGTATACTTTTAATATTTCAGATACAGTGCCAGGAACAGTAGGTACTATTTCAACACCTACATTCACAACTAAAATTGACTTAGGTACTAAATTAAACTTTTTAGATGACGTTGAACGGATGTGTAAAGAATATCCAGCATTAGAAAAAGTTTGGAGAAACTTTAAAAATGTATACGATATGTGTGAACAAGATTATAAAGGCAAAGTAAAGGCAGGAGAAATAACCAATGACACTTCTATCTAAGTTTATGGACAAACTTGGCAGGCGTCGAGTAATTACAGAACGTGGTAGTGATGTGCCGTATCTAATTCGATATTACGTTTTTTTAAAAGATCGTAAATGGTTCCCTTTTAATATTACCCTTCACAAAGTACTTGTTAGTGACGAACCTACACTTCATGATCATCCGTGGAGTTATGCTACATTTATTGTTGCTGGAGGCTATTGGGAACACACTCCTAAAGGTAAGTTTTGGAGGGGGCCAGGGCATGTTCGGTTAAGATCAGCAAAAGATTTGCATTGGTTAGAGTTAGCTAAAACTAAAGAAGGATATGAAATTCCGTGTTGGAGTTTATTCTTTATGGGAAAGAAAGCAGGAAGTTGGGGTTTTCTTAAAAACGGAAAATGGATTCATAACGAAGTATATTTAGGTCGAGGTGCCAAAGATGAATAAACTTAATATGTTAGTTGTTATGTTATTAATGCTATCAGTTAGTGCTTGTTCAACTAGTGTAGCAATAGTCGATGTAGCTGCTAGTTCAGTAATATATGCTGGGAAAACTATTGTAAATACTATTGATGTTGTAACACCGGATATAGTAAATTAAGGAGATACTATGCTTCATAAAATAAGCGAACTTTGTAAAAAAATTGATACAATAAAAGAGATGTCAGATAGGTTGTACAAAGAGAAATATGGATCTGTTCAATATAACAGATCTACTGTTGATCATCTAATAGAACAGATCCAGGCATTAGCCGGAGACATATACAATGACAGAAACGTACATCCTAAAATAAAAGAACAACAATCAAAAGGTGAAGTGGATGATTAAGAAAAATTATTATAGCTGGAAAGATATAGAAAAAATGTGTGTAAGCATTGTTAATCAAATGTACACCGATAACTGGCGTCCTGATTATATTGTAGGTATTACACGTGGCGGCAATGTGCCTGCTACTATTATTAGTAACATGCTAAGTATTCGTTGCGAAGCACTTAAAGTTAAGTTACGAGACAATATTGCAGGTGAAGAAAACGAAAGTAACTTCTGGATGGCAGAAGATGCATTTGGATATTTAAGCGAAATAGATAGAAATACATATAAATCACGTTGGGATATTGATAAACGTAAAAAAATCTTAGTTGTAGATGATATCAACGATACTGGTGCTACTTTCAATTGGATCAAGGAAGACTGGCAGGCTAGTTGTTTACCAAGTGAAGAATCATGGAAAACAGTTTGGGATAATAATGTTCGCTTTGCTACACTAACAGATAACTTAGCAAGTAATTCTGAGGTTCCAATTAGGTATACTTGTCATGAAATTAATAAAGCAGAAGAAGATGTATGGTTAGTATATCCCTGGGAAAATGTAGGAATTTATTAATATGTCTTTAAAAGATATGAAGAATTACATAGCAGCTTTAGAAAAAAGTGTTCGTGACGAAATAATTCAGTTAAAACAATTACAAGAAGTTAATACTAAGTTTTTAGATATGCAAAGTACTAAAGAAAGTATATTTAGAAAACAACGACAAATTGCAAAATTATCTCAGGAAATTAAAAATGCAAGATAAAGATTTATTACCGTGGAAAGAAATTTTAGTAGACACAAAACACTTTACGGTATACAAAGACGGTTTTCCAGTAACAGAAGGACATGTTCTTTTTGTACCAAAAAAAGAACACTGGAGTGACCTTACTAAATGTTTTGAGGCAGCATATAAATGGGGTTATGATTGGGTTGAACGTGGATATTGTGATGCGTTTAATATTGGGCAGAATGTAGGTGTTGAAGCAGGTCAAACTGTTATGTATCCACATGTACATTTAATTCCAAGACGGAAAGGGGACATGGTGGATCCCCGAGGTGGAGTACGACACGTAATTCCATCAAAAGGCAACTATCGAAATAATATCGAATTTGAGTATGATAAGAATGTTGCACACCAAGCAAGGTTTGATTTTTAGGAGGTTTATAATGAGATCAACACTACTAGGAGCTGCAAGGAAACACGCAGAAGGAGAAATAGAACTCCACAAGGCAAATATAGAAGTATATATGCATAACCCTGCCGGCATCGGCGAACACAGTGATATTGTAGAAGCTGTTCAAAAAGAACTTGATAAATTAGCTACAGCAGACGATCGACTAGAAATGTTAAACAAATATTTTAATGGTTGACAAAAACCTAAATACAATGTATAATATAACTATTGTGCATTGTATTTTACTAACGGCAATCCACTGCCTAAACATCGGAGAAATTAATGAATAAAGCACTACAGATTAAGACTAAATTAGAAGACGCAGGCATACGCTATTGGGCTGGTGATAACATCAGCGAAGTATTACAAGCGGGCGATAAAGAAGAACTTATTAATAACGCAACTACAGCATTTGAAGGTGTACTAGATGCACTACTAATTGATCGTATTAATGATCCTAACTCAGAGGGTACAGCACGGCGTCTTGCTAAAATGTACTTTACTGAAATTATGACAGGACGTTATGATCCTGCTCCAAGTGCAACAGCATTTCCTAATGATAGCGATGAACGTTATGATGGCATGCTAGTAGTACGTTCAGAACTAAAAAGTATGTGTTCACATCATCACCAGCCAGTAGCAGGTGTAGCATACATTGGTATTATTGCCGCAGACAAACTAATTGGTCTTAGTAAGTACACACGTATTGCACAGTGGTGTGCTAGACGTGGAACACTACAAGAAGAACTTGCAAATGATATTGCACGTGAAATACAACTAGCAACTGACGCAGAACATCTAGGCGTATACATTCAAGCAACACACGGTTGTTGTGAGAACAGAGGCATTATGGCAACTAGTAGTCTTACACAAACAACTGTACTTAAAGGTAGTTTTAAAGACGATGCTGGTACAAAGAAAGAGTTCTTTGACAACATTAAACTACAACAGGAGTTTGCACGATGAAACTAAGATATTCAGAAGCGTTTTATAGTGTCCAAGGCGAAGGTAAGTTTGTAGGAGTACCTAGTGTGTTCTTGCGTACCTTTGGTTGTAACTTTCGTTGCATGAACTTTGGTCTTGGTAAAAATGAACCTAGTCGTGCAGAGAAACATGCAAACGGTATAAAGTATAATCAAGAAGTAAAAGACTTACTTGATGATGGGATTATTGCAAAGACTGAAAAGTTTAACGATTTGCCTATCATTCATACAGGATGCGATACGTATGCAAGTATCTATCCTGAATTTAAAGACTTTAACAAACTTGCAGAGATTGATCAAGTAGTAGAACATCTACTATCGCTTACCCCAGAAGGTAAATGGACTATGAATAATGGTCAAGATATCCATCTTATTATGACAGGTGGTGAGCCGTTGTTAGCGTGGCAACGTCTTTACGTAGAGCTGTTCGAACATCCACGTATGAGAGATTTAAAAAATGTTACATTTGAAACAAACACTACACAAGTATTACACGATGACCTCTACAACTATCTCAACAATAGTGACAGAATTACAGTCACATGGAGTTGTAGCCCTAAACTTAGCGTTAGCGGAGAATCTTGGGAGGACGCTATTAAGCCTGACGTGGCTCTTAATTATTCCACTGTTGCTGGCAGTGACATTTATCTTAAATTTGTTGTTGCTGATCGTGCAGATATTGAAGAAGCTGGTAGAGCTGTGCAAGCATACCGTAACGTCGGCGTTGAGTGTCCGGTATATTGTATGCCGCTTGGAGGACGCTCGGAAGAGTATGTCCTCAACGTTAAAGAAGTTGCAGAGGTTTGCATGGAAAAAGGATGGCGATTCACCCCTAGACTACACATCAGCTTATTCGGAAATGCCTGGGGAACTTGATGCATTACATGCAATTAAGCAAGAAACAAATGAAAAACTAGATAAAGCAATGAAAGCACCTATTGACCCTACTGACAAAATACGAAAGGCAGGATATTAATGAATAAAGTAAAAGATTGGTTTAATAAAACAGTAGGTAAGAAGCCTACTACCCCTAAAAAAGAAACACATGAAGAAGTTCGAAGAAAAACTTTAGAACTTGAAAAGGTAGCTGCTACTAAAGCTAATAAACCTTGGGTATCAGTAATTGACACACAAATTAATCCTAAAGACATTAAGAACGGATTCTTTGAGCTCGATTGGAATAACGAGTTTATTGAACAACTTCTTGATGCAGGATATAGCGGTGAAACTAACGAACAAATTGTTGACGCATGGTTTAGAACTATTGTTATACAGATGCTTGAAGAAGAAGGAGAGCCAACTGATAGAGGCATGGGGCATATTAAAGTTGTTCCTATGGGCAAAGGTAAGTCGGAAGTTAGTTGACAACAGTTAAGTTTTATGTTATAATAATAGTATAATAATAGAAAAGGCATACTTATGAGTACATACATATTAGTTGATACAGCAAATACTTTTTTTAGAGCAAGGCACGTAATACGAGGTGATCTTGATACTAAAGTTGGTATGGCGTTACATATAACACTTAATAGTGTTAAAAAAGCATGGAATGACTTTAAGGCTGATCATGTTGTGTTCTGCTTAGAAGGGCGTAGTTGGCGTAAGGATTATTATGAGCCTTACAAACGTAACAGGCAAGTAGCACGTGATAAACTTACTGTAACTGAAAGTGAAGAAGATAAAGTGTTTTGGGAGATCTTTGACGAGTTTAAAGACTTTGTTACAACTAAGACTAACTGCACTGTTATGCAACACAAGCAACTAGAAGCAGATGATCTTATTGCAGGTTGGGTACAAGCACACCCTAACGATCATTGTGTTATTGTTAGTACAGATGGCGACTTTGCACAACTTATTGGTCCTAACTGTACACAGTACAACGGCGTTAGTAATACTATTATTACTCACGAAGGCTACTTTGATGATAAGAAACGTGAGCCTATTATTGATAAGAAAACTAAAGAAGCAAAGCCTGCACCGCAACCTGACTTTATGTTGTTTGAAAAGTGTATGCGAGGCGACACAAGTGATAATGTGTTTAGTGCTTATCCTGGTGTACGTAAGAAAGGCACTAAGAATAAAGTTGGTCTTATTGAAGCATACGAAGACAAAGATACTAAAGGGTACAACTGGAATAACATGATGCTACAACGTTGGGTAGATCATGAAGGTGTAGAACATCGTGTACTAGATGACTATCAACGTAATGTAGTACTATGTGACTTAACTGCACAACCAGGTGATATTAGAAGTATTATTAATGATGTTATTGAAGAACATGCAAAGCCCAAAGACATTACACAAGTAGGCATGCGTCTTATGAAATTTTGTGCAAAGTGGGATATGCAACGAGTTGCTGATCAAGCTGTCCATTTTGCTGAACCACTTAACGCGAGGTACCCACTATGACAATAAAAGCAAAAGAAGTTTTAAATGGAAAATTTTGGATCGTTGAAGATGAAGGAGTTAACGTTGGCACATTATCCTTTAGCGATGAAAAGTTTATGCTTAACGATACAAACGGTAAGTGTGTAATCTTTAATAATGCAGATCAAGTATCAAATAGGTTTGGTAGTAAAATTCTTTGGTCTAAGCTAGACATTACTGAAACTTCTGGTAACAATGAAAAATTAGTGCATAATATGCCAACTAGTTGTGTACCATACAATCCTATCTTTGATGTCAAACGTAAATTACCAATGTTTAGCAAATCAAATAAATCTAAAAGTTTATACTGTGCTGGATATTTTATAATTCGCTTTGATAAAGGCTGGGTTAAAAGTTTTTGTCCTAAACTTATTACAATTGAACGCTATGACTTTAGAGGACCTTTTAAAACTGAAATTGAAATGAGAACGGAGTTATCACGTGTCAACAGTCTCTGATCCATTAAACACTACTGCTATTCAAAATTTTATCCAAATGGTAAAATCAGCAGAAGCTTCTAACGCAAAAGAAGTTCGTCTTCCAATCGCACAAGCAAAGAATCTTGCATTTACTCTTGGAATTACCATGGCTAGATTGCACGGCGACTTAGAAAAATTTGTAAAAGAAAACAAAGCAAACGACGATCAAGTAATTGAGGTAAACATGGATGTAGGTGGCAAATGGTAAATGCAGGAGTTTAATCACCATTGTATTATTGATGAAATAAGTTACAACAACCAAGAACTTATAGACTTGTTTAATCGTATTCCTAAAAAATGCGAACTTCCTTGGAATCAATATAAAAATGTAATTAAAGATGCTAATCCAAATCGAGTATATTCTTCGGGACGAAAGTTTCAAAGACGAGGAGAAGGTGGATTAAATGGAATATATACTCCGTTATGGGAGGGTAAACACATGACTGAATATCCTGAAATAAAAAAAATTACTAACCGTTTTAATTTTATAGACCCTATAATACCAGAAGATGTTACATTTATGACATATAATCCAGGATTTACCTTTGCAAACCATACCGATAGATATTTAGAATATAATATTATGTTTCCACTTATTCCAAACGACGGGGGAGAACCTATTACATTCTATAAAGGTAAAGATAAAGATAGAGATGATCCTTTAGGTGTCGAATACACATATAGTTATAACACAACACATCCTACAGTATTCAACGGTAAAACAATACATAGTGTAGATACAATAAAAGAGTATCGTGTAATGCTTAGAATTAAAGTAGCCTCTGAAAAATATGAAGATATGATTATAAGATATAAAGATGGAAAATTCATTAACAATTAACTACGTAGTTAATAGGAAAAAATAGATAAATATACATAGTAATTGAATAAGGATTATATGTATATGAGTAGACCAAAGCCAACTATATTATTAGAAAATATTGATAAGAAGACCTATAAAAGCGAACAGATTTTAGAAGCTGACGCTATATGGGCAGTATTTTATAATAAAAAGCCGTTTAATTTAAAAACACAAAATATACTTACTAGCTACCCAGGGCCAAAATATAAAAAGGTTTCGTTTAGTAATCCTGGTCATGCTATCAATTTATGTAAGAAATTAAACGAATCATTCGACTCTACTAGCTTTACAGTTGTAAAATTAGTTAATGGCGAAGAAGTTGCTAATTTATGAACTGGAAAGAAATCTATACTAAGATATTTTTAAAAGAATCCGGAAAGTCTGTTAACGAATCTACTATGCAAGAATTTATGCCTGTGTGGTGGCAAAATAATAGAAGTAAAGATAAAGGCGGACTACGACTTACTGATCAAGGAATAGAATTTATAATTAGTGAGGTTGATTTAACTACATATGATGTTCCTTTTCCAAAAGACTTTACAATGACTTCAAATACTTTAGTATGGTTAGATGAATTTATTGATTGTCCTTATTGGATTGGTAGACACGGTATAACAGTTACGAACGAAAAGAAAGCATTAGAACTGCATCTTTTCTCAGGTGATGTTAAAAAATATGGAATAAACAAAGCTCTAAATAGACAAAATAAATCATAAAATCTATTAAAAAAGGTTGACTTTTTATCGTAAGGTGTTATACTATATGTATAGTTAGAAATAGGCACTGTAACTTAAAGAGGAATACAAAATGTCAGATTTATCAATGACACGTACTGTTAGCCCAAACAAGGCTAAAAAAAGCATTATTAGAGCATTTAAAAAGAAACGTCCAATCTTCCTTTGGGGACCTCCAGGAATTGGCAAGTCAGATATTATTGGTCAGATTACTAACAGTCTTTCCAAACCACATTTGATTGATATTCGACTATCACTTTGGGAACCTACAGATATTAAAGGTATTCCATACTTTGACAGCAACTCAGGTACAATGGTTTGGGCTCCTCCAGGAGAACTTCCAACACAAGAGTTTGCGGCACAATTCGATAACATCGTTTTGTTCTTAGACGAAATGAACTCGGCAGCGCCAGCAGTACAAGCGGCAGCATACCAGTTAATTCTCAATCGCCGTGTTGGACAATACAAACTTCCAGATAACGTTCTTATTGTTGCGGCTGGTAATAGAGACGCTGACAAAGGTGTTACTTATAGAATGCCTGCTCCGTTAGCTAATCGTTTTGTTCATTTAGAACTAACAGTTGACTTTGATGATTGGTTTGCTTGGGCAGTAGCAAATGACATACACAGAGACGTTGTTGGTTATTTGACTTTTAGCAAAAAAGACTTGTATGACTTTGATCCAAAAAGCTCGTCACGTTCGTTTGCTACACCTCGATCCTGGTCATTTGTGTCCGAACTATTAGAGGACGATGATGACGAGAGTACTACTACAGATTTAGTTAGTGGCGCAGTTGGCGAAGGCCTAGCTGTGAAATTTAGTGCTCACCGCAAAGTTGCGTCAAGCATGCCTAATCCAACAGATATTTTGGACGGTAAAGTAAAAGAGCTAAAGACTAAAGAAATCAGTGCCATGTATTCCTTAACAGTCTCGCTCTGTTATGAGCTAAAAGAAGCGTCAGACAAAAATGATAAAAAGTTTGATGCTAAAGTAAATAACTTCCTTCGCTTTGCAATGGATAATTTTGATACTGAATTAGTTGTAATGGGTATTAAACTTGCTCTTACACAATACGGTTTACCAATTGATCCAGATGAAGTAGAATGTTTTGATGAATTTCATGAACGGTATGGAAGATATATTACTGCCGCACAAAAGGCTTAACGGTGAAATGAGTTTGGGCGTTCTCAATAAAAACGTCCATTTTCTCTTGACAAAACTCGTAAATACGTGTATACTGTAAGTATAAACAATAAAGGAATGGCATATTATGAGTGTAGCAGGTAAGAAAAACTGGGAACCAAATCCAACTATTACGCCTAGCGAACTAGCTATAATGCGAACAGACGTTCTTGATCGTATTATTATTGCAAGAGTAGGCTTGTTATTACGACATCCATTTTTTGGTAATATGGCAACTCGATTACAAATTAAAAGTGCAGATGATTGGCTTCCTACTGCCGCTGTAGATGGTCGTAACCTTTATTTTAACACCCAATTCTTTAATGCAATGTCTAACAAAGAAATTGAATTTGTTATTGCACACGAAATTCTACACTGTGTATTTGATCACTTAGGACGTAGAGACGATCGAGATCCAACTATTTATAATATTGCCGCAGATTATATTGTCAATAATTTACTAGTACGTGATAGTATTGGCACAAAGCCTACATTTATTGATTGTTATCAAGATTTTAAATACGAAACTTGGTCTAGCGAAGCAGTGTACGATGATATTTTTGAACAAGCTAAAAAGAACGGCGAAGAGTTTTTAAAACAACTTGGCGAAATGTTAGACGAACATATTGATTGGGAAGGTGACGGCAACGAAGGTCAAGGACAAAGTAATGGGTCTGCAGACAATAAAGAAAGTAAAAGTCAACCTGTTTATTCTAAAGAAGATTTAAAAAAGATCAAAGACGAAATTAAAGAAAATATGATATCTGCGGCACAATCCGCTGGTGCTGGTAATACTCCTGGCGAAGTTCAACGTATGATTAAAGAACTTACAGAGCCTAAAATGAATTGGCGCGAACTACTACGTCAACAGATTCAAAGCACTGTACGAAATGACTATACTTTTAGTCGTCCTAGTCGAAAAAGTCAAATGACTGGAGCTATTTTACCCGGAATGAATTTTTCTGAAACTATTGATCTTGCTGTTGCTATAGACATGAGCGGATCAATTGGTGATGTGCAAGGCAGAGACTTCTTAAGTGAAGTTAAAGGTATTATGGAAGAGTACCAAGACTATAACATTAAGTTGTGGTGTTTTGATACAAAGGTATATAACGAACAAGACTTTGTTGGTGATGACGGGAATGACTTGTTAGACTATCAAATTATGGGAGGCGGTGGCACCGACTTTGATTGTAATTGGGAATATATGAAAGAAACAGGACACGTTCCTAAAAAGTTTATTATGTTTACAGACGGATACCCCTGGGGTAGCTGGGGTGATGAAAATTATTGTGATACAATATTTATTATTCATAGCAACCGTGATAAGAGCTTGCAATCACCGTTTGGGTTAACTGCACATTACGAGGAAGAAGCCGCTTGAAATTAAAAGAACCAAATGCATTAAATTTTTTTAAAATGAGGCAATTAGAAAGTATTCCTCCTCATTTTGAATTTATATCTATTCCATTAACCTATAATTTACAAACTAGTATTGAAAAATGGATACATATTAATTTAAAAGGAAGATACTATGTTGGAAAAACTATAGACGTAGAATCTTATACTAATACAATACAATCTGTAATAAAGATTGGATTTGAAGATGGCAAAGAAATGAGTTATTTCACTTTGGCATGTCCACATCTAAAATATAAGTAAATAATACTGAAGGAGAAAAACTTATGAGCGAAGACGCAAATATAAACGAACTAGGAGATATTTCAATGGCACCAACAGAAACAGGTGATGTTGCCGCACCAACAACTGCAGCAGATAATTCTTTAGAATTAACAGTAAACGACCTACAATTGTTACGTCAGGTTATTGATATTGCTACATCAAGAGGTGCATTTAAAGCAAACGAAATGGTAACTGTAGGTACAGTTTTTAATAAGTTAGAAACATTTTTAAATGCTATTGCACAACAGCAAAAGCAAGGAGGAGAATAAAATGCCGTTTAAACACGTAGGAAGAATTTCAAAAAGTAAATCAAAGGTTGTTGTAGCATATAGAACTATCCCCGGAGACTCAAGTTCTGCTGTTATAGTTAACACTAATTCTCTTAATGCAGACGAGCACGATACACTTATGCGAGTTGTAGAATCTGAGGCTGGCCAAAGTGCAAATGAGTTTGCAGAAATTATGGCAAGGTCAAGTCTGCCAGACGGTAGAAATATGCTACAGGCATTCCATACCACTGGTAAGATGATGAAAGTTGCAGTTGACGAAGTTGAAATGCAGCCTGATCATAAAACAGTATTACCACTAAGTGAGCTTAATAATTTAATTGCACAACAAAGAGGTGTAACGATTGACGAATTAGCTATTGCTCCAAATGATGTTCCAAAAGGAGCAAAAGCAACACCAGTAGCATCAATGGAAACTGCTGATATAGCAACTCCTGCAGCTAATGCATCTGAAGTATTGTCAGATACTGACTTGGCTGCACAATTTCGTAGTCAAGCTGATTCGTTGTATAAAGAAGCTAAATCATTAAGAGCACAAGCTGAAGAATTAGTGCCAACTGTTAAAAAATCTAAAGCAACTACAAGTGCCAAAGGATAAAACCAAACTTCCGAAGCATGTTATAGACCTCTGGCCCGATATATTTAAAGATATTGATCTTAAAGTTGTGCCGTTAGAATATTTGCATTCTATTAGAGTTGTATTTAACGATGGCAAAATTTGGGATATTGATATCCAAAATTCAAAAGGTGAAGATGGTAAAGAAATAAATGTACAAGAAGAGCTTGAAGGTTTATTTGCTGAGTATGAACAAGAAATTTCAAATGTTGACTTTAGGTTAGATACCGAACGAGTAAAATCTGACATTAAAAAGAGGACTGCTCTTTTTATGAAAAAAAGAAGATAAGCATGAAGGCTTTTGTTATAATACATGATGCCCCATCTGACTCATGGTTTTACCAAGTAGCAACAAATTATACAAAGTTAAATTTTGACTACTGTATGGCAGATCGATTTAATGAAAATTCTGAATGGAAATTCTTTGAATCAAATACTCCTATACAAGAATGTTTAGAAGGTTTTGAATTTACTATTGTAGTTAAAGCTGGTACTATTTTTCCTTATTCGTTTTATCAAAGAAAACTTGAACCAAGGTTAGGTAAACATAAAATTACTAACATAGGACCTGTTAAAGTTTATCATTCATCTAATACATTACCCAACGAAGGACAGCTTAAAGTATCTTATCATTTTCCTTATATAGATGCAACAGACGAAAACACATTTGCTCATACACACGATCGGGCAATAGATATATTACTAAAAAATTCTAATCTAGCGTATATTGTACATAACGAGATACCTAAACCTATATACAAACTTAATAAACCTATTAATTGGGCAATGACTGTAAGTTCTGGTTTTTATATTAACTTCCTATTATCAGATGCAGGGTTTGATCATAACACTATTGTAAATCACGTAGACATTAGTAAAAGCAGTTTAGCAGTAAGAAAGTATACTATTGAAAACTGGAACGGCATTGATTATTTACATTGGATAGATCATTTATATGAAAAATTTCCGTTATTAGATATTTTTAATAACGGTCAATTTAAACGTGGTCATTTACCAACACACACTGTACTAGATCATATGTGGGAAAAATGGACACAATCAGAATGGATTGTGCATTGGCAAGAATATCAAAAATGTCAACATAGTTATCATGTTTGTAATTTTGGAGACATTGATAGTTTTAAACGTATTTTAAGTGAACAAAAAAGATATGACTCTAGTGTATTTTGGTACAACGGTGCGTTAAAAAGAATGCCTGCAAATATAAATAAAACTAGTAAACAAAGTCATAAACATGCACAATCATTTATACAATTGCTAGTTGACTACGATCCTAATATGCTAGTTTATGGATCAGATCATTGTTGTGCAAAATTTAACGGTATTACTTCTATAGATGCGTTAAACAATATGTCTATAGACTCAAGAGAAGAATTATGGAAAGTAATATAATAGCATGAATTTTTATGATATAGAATTTAGTAGAAACCCATTAAACATGTGGAATAAATTAAAAACTAAGTCACCGGTTAAAAAAGAAGGTTATAATAGTCTATATGATTTCTGTAAGGCAACTAGTAGATATCATTTTGATGAAACAGTAGATGATATTGCACAATTAGATACAGACTGTCCTCCAATTATACCAATCGGAAATATTGCCGGAGATTGGGATCAAGAAGTAAAAAAATTAAGCAAAGAAACTACTCCTGCAACATTTGGATTCAGGACTACAACTCGTGCAGATATAACAAATGCATGGGAAGAAAACGATTTTAAAAAATGGGGATACAATATCGACGGAGGCTATACAATAGCTAACAGAACAATACGCCCAGAACTAGAAGAAAGTTTACAATTTATTGTAGATTCTTTTGGTTTTGAAAAACCTGGTGTTGTAAAATTTGATGTGCAAATGCCTGGGCAATGTTTTTACTGGCACTTAGATAACTTTGGCGGTGTTCTTAAACGCCGAAGAAAAGAATATAATAAGTCCGACGAGGGCGACTTAGACCAACGTAAGGTTATGCGAACTGTGATATTTTTAGATGATCAACAGCAAGGTCAAGTTTGGCAGCAAGGTAATTTATTATTAGGATGGAAACGAGGAGATATAATTACTTGGCCATGGCGAGATATTCCACACGGTACATGTAATTATGGACATAAACCTAGACCAGTATTAAATATTACCGGCATATTAACTGATAAAACTAGAGAATTCTTAACCAGTATTAAGAGAGTTTTATAAAAACAAAGATAAAGTATTATTGTTATTGGCATAAATACATGTAAGAAACTATATTTCAGGAGTTCTATAAATGGCTTTAAGACTTAGACGTGGTACCGATGCAGAAAGACTGCTTGTAACCCCTGTAGAGGGTGAATTAGTATACACCACAGATACAAAACTAATATTCGCAGGCGATGGTTCAACAATCGGCGGCACACTAATTGCTGGATTAAACAGCATGGCAGCAGATACAACACCACAGCTAGGTGGAAACCTAGACTTAAACAGTAAAAATATTACAGGTATTGGTAATATTAATATTGACGGGACTATTACTGCACCGCAATTTGAAGGTAACTTACATGCCGATGATAGTACAGTAGCATTTAATAGTGCCACAAACAGTTTAACAATTAACGGTTTAAATATATACGGCGATATAGATTTAACAGAATCAACTAATACACTTGATGTATTTTCTAATCATGCTAGTACTGTTAGTTCGTTAATTTTAAATAGATCAAAAGGCACAAAGGCAGCACCAACTGCATTAATTGACAACGATAATATTTTTAGTATTAAATTTAAAGGACACACTGGATCAAACTATCTAGGCGGTTCAGAAATTACTTCCGATGTCGATGGTACTGTAACATCAACTATTTTACCAAGTGACTTATCATTTAAAGTAACAAATGTTAGTGGGTCAACTCTTACACCTTTAAAAATATTAGCAAACGGAAATATATTAATTGATGCTGGTGCTGACGAAACCACTTTACATAATTCTAATCTTGGAATATACGGCGGTGGTAACACTCGAACTGGTATTAGAAATGTCAGTATGAATAGGTCACGAGGAACTATATTAGCTCCAACAACTGTACTTGCTCGAGATAATGTTTTTCAACAAAACTTTAATGCATATGACGGATATAGTTATATTCGAATAGGAAATATAAGAGCAGAAGTTGGTGACACACCTGTTTCTCAAGGTGTAGCGAGTGGTAGACTACGTTTTAGACTTCCTCTTGCTGACGGAGTTGAATCAACATTTTTAGACTTACGCGGAGATAAAGGTTCTGTTCCTTATATTCGAGTATACGGAACTTTTGAAAATCCCAATCATCAATCAGTACTTGGCGATGTTAACATATTCCAAAACAGAATCTGGACAGAAACATCAAACTCTGATTTAGAAATACAAGCTGCTGGATCAGGCGATGTTGTAGTATCTAACGGTTTCCGATCAGACGGCGTTAAAATTGAAGGCAACACTATTAAAACTGTTGATTCAAATGCAGCGTTAGAGTTATCAGCTTCTGGAACAGGTATTGTATCGGCAACAAATTTAATTGCTGTTAATTATATGCAGTTACCTGTTTATGCAAATGATGCCGCTAGAGGATCAGCTATTGCTTCACCAAACGCAGGTATGATAGTATTCAATACAACAGGAACTAAGTTCCAAGGATATACCGGCTCAACTTGGGTAGATCTTAACTAATTAGTTGTTGACTTTTAATTGTTTTCATAGTATAATAAACTATGAAACAATCTAATCCTATAATTGTGATCAACGCTAACATGGGTTCGAAAGGACACCAACTTGGTAGACTTATTGCGAGTTGTACTAATGTACTATGGTACGATGACTCAAGCAATGGTAGTAATCCTTGGGAACCTTGCAACGGAATATTAAATTATCAACTAAGTAAATTTCATTTTGATAGAAGATTTAGCGATAATTCTACAATACCGCCTGTATTAGATTTTGCAAAAAGAAGCGGACTAGTAGAACGTCCTAATATTCCATATAATCTTTGTACTAAAAACAATTATCTTATCTATGTTACACACAGTAATTTAAAAGAATCCCGTGAATATTTTAACGGGAAACATGTAGTTGTATTAAATGCAGATATAAAAAGATTTTTTGCTACTAGCTGGAACTTTAGAGTAGGTAAAACAAAAGAGCTTATTAGTGACTTATATACAATAAAAGATGTACATACTATGCTAGAAGGTACTTTAGACAGCTATAAAGCTCATCTAAGCAACGAAGACTTTGTTATTAGCAGTGTAGACGACTTATTAGACGTACAAGCGTTTAAGGAGCTTTGTAGCAAGTTTAATTTACAATTTAACAAGGAAGCATATAATAAAGTGTGTAAATTTATAAAACAATGAAGATAGTACCTATTACTAATAACTTAATACCTGCATTAGAAATATTTTGCCAACAAGCAAAAGATATTGGATATGAAAATAATACTAGTTTAGAAGCAATGAAATTTAATTGGTGTAACGATTGGGGTAAATGGTTTTGTGCAATTAAAAATAATAAAATAATTGCGGTGGGAGGATGCCATCCGTTGCCAGAAGTTTCTCCAGATGCGTGGCGTATACTATTTAGAGGATGTGAACTTCCTAATAAAGATACACATAAAGGGTTAAGTAGATATAATTGGTATAGTATAACTTGGAGAGAATTTATTCCACAATTTATTAAGTGGTGTCCTAGTAAAGAGCTATATATTACTACTAACATTGATAACGAACATTCGAATGGTAAGGCAACTCGTAATCATAAACTAATGGGATTACTTGCAAAGCAAAATATTTTAGATAAGCATAACGACATGGTGTTATATTATACTGAGCAAACTGTATGGAAATTAAATATCAGTGAATATACTCGCCGAAGGAAGGAACTAGATGAAGTGGGACATAGACTTTAAACATTTAACTAAAGTTAAATCAAACTATTTTAAACATTTATATTACGCAACAAAATTTAACTTTGTTAGTTTATTAATTTTTATAACAGGAACAATACACAGTATATTTCCTTTTATATTTGCTTATACCCCATATAAACTTGCAAAATATATAGTTGACGAAACGGAAAAACATCTTGGAAAGCCTGAAAAAACATCTAAGTAATGGAGTTTCTATTAAGTCTAGCGGAACAACTGGACCTCCTAAAGATATATTTAGAACACCTCAAAATTTAAAACAATGTAATCGTGTAGCAGTAGACTCACAAAAAATTACAAAAAATTCACGTATCTATACAGTATGTAAAATGGATCATGCTGGAGGAATGTTAGCACAGACGTTACCTGCAATTAGTGTAGGGGCCGAAGTTGTTATTGACGATTTCAATGCAAAAAGATTTATTAAAGAAATACACAAGTATACGCATACTCATCTAACTCCAAGACAAGCAAAAATCATTATGAATACAAAACATTTTACAAAAATGAATTTGTCAAATATTTGGGTTACTTGCGGAAGTGACGATGTACCTTGGAAAACTATATCAGCGTTTGTAAAACAAGGGGCAACATTTATGGCAAATTGGGGTATGAGTGAAATTGGGCCGTGTGCAATTAACGCTGTATTTTCAAATTTAGAATACGTTGAAGCACATCAAAAATGGTCGCCTGATAACTTGCCTATACTAGGCGAAGATATGTATTGTTTGTACAAAATAGAAGATGGGCAATTATATGTTAAAGGTGATATTTGTATACATGATGGTTGGTTTGCTACTGGTGATTTAGTTGAAGAAAAACATAAAATTCCACCTCACAGATATTTTCCAATACTCTATTATGCAGGTAGACTGTCTTAACAAATTCCCATAAAATTTCGACCAATTATAGTATTTAATGCTAGTTTGTAGTCTCCAGTATTAGACCTCCAAATAGTTTTAAACACATCATATAACTTTGGATCTAATTCTAAAAATTCTTCCAAAGTTAATGTATCAAGCCGCAATCCAAGTTCTAAAAATAATTCATCTAAAGTAAACTTTTTTAAATCTTTAAAAAAATCTAAAATGTGTTTATTTTCTATTGCTATTTGAGTACGCATACCGTTGTCATCTTTGTACCAAGTATAATGTGGATACGAGATATCCCATCCGCCGCAGACATGCCACCAATCAAAACACTCTTCATTAGTTCTATATACTGCTATAAATTTTGCATCAGGAAACATTTCTTTTAATAAAGGAAGATGATATGCAAACCAATGGCTTTTTATTATTTTAACTCCGGGCTCCCAGTTAGAAAATGCTTTTTTAAATTCAGTAATCACTTGTTCTTTAGACATTAGATCTAACCTATCAAAAGTGTGTCCAAGTTCGTGATCAGGTCCCCAATATGCTCCTCTGTGCCAACCCCTAGCTACAGGCTTTCCTGTTTTAGGATGTATTGCTATGTGATCGTATAATCGAGCTTCAGTTTCATCACTTCTGTTAATATTAATATTAGAAGTTAATATACGTAATTGACCACTCCATTGGCTTCCTGGCGCACCAGTTGCTATAATTAGATCCTTTCCTGTATAATCAGAATTCATTTTTTATTCCTTTAAGTATAAAATCTGCCATTATTTTATGAGATAACACTCCGGGATGAAACCTATCTCTTGATAAATCTACTGCTACTTTAGTTGATTCAAACGGTATTGATATCATGTTATTAAATGTTGGTACCATTGATTGCCACGCTCTTCTTTCACAGTATGCTAATATTAATTTTGCTTTTGGAAATAATCCTTCTAAAAAATAATCAAACATTTTTAAACAATTAATATCCGACTCAGTAAAATATTTTTTGTAGCCTTCTTCTTTTTCAGGATTTTTTAATTTATAAATTTGACGCAAAGCATGACCGTATCCTTGTATAAATCTAGTATCGTTTAAAATAACATAGTCAGGATTAAAGTTTTTATATGCAATTAATGGATCAACTAAATCAGTAAGGCTATCAGCAGCACTTAGATTAATATAAGAAGCATCTAACTTACTAGCAACGATAAATGGAAAACTTTCTTCAACATTAATACCTGTTCCTAAACACAAACTGCCGCCGCCAAATATTATTTTTGTATTAGCATTGTAATCAGGTTCAGGGCCTCGAAGTCCTAAGCTATTCCAGCTATACTTAATATCAGTTCTAATTATATCATCTTGTATCAAGTGCGATGTAAAAACATCACGCCCGCAGCCGCCGACGTAAGGTTTAGACTTTTCAATATTATCCTTACCATTCCAAAGATCAATTGTATTTGGAATATTAAACAAACTTTTTGAACTAGACCAACGGCTAACAGTATCGTCTGTTTGTGTTGTAATTTCTTTCATTAGTTCAGACATTAATAATAAGATCCTTTGAACCGTTGTTCATTAACTCTGTAAACTTATCATTTATAAATCCAGTAGCTTGTAATGTAATTCTTGGTGTGTAACCCATATTAGAAGCGGCATGCGGCATGTTACACCAGTCATACACTAAACACTCCCCTGCATCATATCCTTGATAATAAGTGTTTCCAAATTGCCATACATGGCCGTAATCCCACGGCGTCAAACTAATTAATATCCTACGAAGCATTAATGGATTTTTATCTGCACCAGAGGATATCCATTTCTCTCTCCATTCTGGTCTTGCGTACCTCATTTGTTGATCAATATGGAAAGGAGTAACTTCTCCTAGACGCTGTATATGCACTCGAGATTGATGAATGTCGTACATTCCAACTGCTTCAAGCATTCTAAAAAAAATAGCTGTATCTGGATGAGTATCTCTCTTTTCGTTATGAGCAATTTGATGATGATACATGCAAGATACATCATCTTTGCCCGATGCACGTTTTATATCCATTAGTTCACCATCATGTAAATCTTTGTCTTGCTGACTTAAATTACGTGGTCTATAATTTCCTATTGTGTGTTCTTTACATTTTCTAAGAGCTCTTTGTATTCCTGGTTCCCAGTCACCTTTAAATTTACACATTACTGTAAAAGTTTTTTCCTGTGGATTAGCTTTTGAATCAAAATGCCAAGTTGATCTTAATTTATTATGATACCATCTACTAGGAATACCATCAACTGTATAAACATTCATATTTGATTCTTTATGACGTGCTAGTTGTTCGTCTGAGTACATATCATCTTGATAGTTGCTATCAGTAATATTAACACCTTCTTCAATTGGTGGCACTGTATCAGGAATTAAATTTTTAACTAAATCTCCTGAATAGTAATTTATATTTTTGTCGTTACCTTCAACAGATTTCTTAAGAGTCTTGTTTGCATCATCTGCATAATTTTTCATTGTTATTACTCCTTAAAATTATAACTAGAGATGTTAACATCATATTTAAATCGGTAGGTAAATTCGTTTAATTGTCTAGGACTATTTTGTTCAATAGAAGACATATAAAAATCAAACCAGTCAAATTCTTGTTTAGATTCTATTTGCCAACGTTCTTTCCAGTAGTGCCTATTAATAACATCTATTTTTAAATTATTTTGACCAACAAATTTATTTGCAGCATCTACTTCTTGTTTAATACAAGTTTTTAAATTGTCATAATTTTTATAATATGTATGGTAATCTGGGTATGTAATTGATTCAAATCCTCCAGCGCCTTTCCATCCTTGGAAGCAATTTCGTTCTGTACGAATTACTAATATTATTTTACTTAATGGAAATGTTTCTTTAATATAATCTAATTGTAAACTAAAATGATGACACTTAACTATTCTATACTTGTCCCATGTTTTATCTGAATATGCTGCATCAATCTCTGAAACAATTTCTTCTTTTGATAATGAGCTTAATTGATCAAATTTATGACCATGTTCATTACCTGGTCCCCAATATGCTCCTAGGTGTTGTACCGGAACTGATGTATGTGTATAAACTCTATCATCTCTATAGTCTGAATTATTAATCGGAGTGATCTTATTTTTTGCAATTATATTAGATACTGCACTCCATTTACTTCCTGGCGCTCCAGTAAAGAATATTAGTTTACTTTCGTCAAACATTAACTATTTCCTATTATTGTAATATTATTTATTAAGGTTTAAAAAACTCAAAATATAAACGGTCACCGTTATCTTGTTTGAACTTTTCTAATTCAAGATTATGTTTCTTTGCAAGTTCGTATGCAACTTCAAATGTCCAAGGAAAGATATCAACATATGGGCCTTTTGGCCACAAGTGTCCTGGATTAGCTCTAAAGTACATTCTACCACCTGGCATTAAAATCTCAACGAGTTTTGAAAATCTTGTATCAATATCATTCCTATCGCCAAAGTTAAGACTACCAAATACAATAATATGGTCGTAACTCTCTGGCTCTACAGCAAAGTCTAATATATCAACCATATAGTCTGCACTATTATTAAAAGGGTCAATGCCAATAAGATTGTTTATTCTATTTTTAAACGGATGATATCCGCACCCAAAGTCTAGTACTGCTTTTGGATTTTGACTGTTAATAAGCTCAACTAAACCCCATCCGCTGTATTGATATTTTTCTGTTGATGGTTGCCAAATTTCTCCAAAGAACCTATGCATGTATTTTTTATCAAGATCTTTTGTTAAATCAGCAACTGTCATATCAACACTTTCAATATCAAGACTTAACTTAGACGAAACACTAGCTTTAAACTTTCTTAACCTAGCAGGTGTCCACGGTAATGATCCAATATAGGTATCAACTGAGATCTTTTCATAAATTTCACTATACTTAGGTAAATTGAAGGAGTTCTTTAAATTTTCGTCTAATAAACTAAAAATTCTGGTATTCATAAAATTTTCTCCTTTTTGCTAAATAAAAGTATGGAAGATAAAAAAAAGTTCACTTTTAACAATTTTTTTATTCTCTTCATATAATTACTTATGTTAGGATGTAAATTTAAGGTTTAGGTCTGAACATAGAATCATAATAAACAATAGGAGAAAATTTATGAAAAAACTAATTATTGGGGCGTTTGTAGCTCTAAGTATGACAGCTACAACAGCTATGGCTGATTATACATTAATCGTTCCACAAGCACCCGGTAAAGGTACAAGTGTTTGGGGCGAGATTATTGCAAAGAATTTAGAGAAATTTATTGGGGAACCAGTAGTAGTTCGTCACATTCCAGGTGCGAGAGATATTCCTGGATTTAATAAATTCCACAACAAACTACGTTTTAACGACAAAACAATTATGGTTGCACACGGTGGTAATGGTGTGTCATACTTGTTAGACGATGTTGATTATAACTATTACGATTATGATCTAATTGGTTCTATGAACAATGACATCGTGCTTGGTAAGCAAGCAGGTAAAGACGAAAAGTCCGGTACATGGACTATTGCAGGCGGATCAGGTTTTGAACCAGATGCTGCGGCAGCGGCAATGTTACTATGTGGCCCACAAGGCAATAACACAGTAGCTGAGTATCTTGCTTGTTGGAGAGAGCGTGTTGTATGGGTTAACGGTGTTTCAGGCGGTGAAAAGCGTCTTGGATTTAAAAACGGTGAATTTGATATTGCACGTGAAAGTCCAGCAGCTTGGAAGCGTTTCTACACAGGTATTGAAGGTAACGAACTATGGTTCACACATGGTATCCTAGACTTAGAAAACAATGTACAAATGAACGATCCAAACTTTCCAAATACACAGTTTGAAGATGTATATGCAAGTCTATGGGGAGAACAACCAAAAGGCGATTTGTATAATGCATACAAACTTACTCGTAACTGGCGTGATGCAATCCAAAAGTCACTTTGGATGAACAAAGGTAATCCAAACAGTGCAAAGGTTAAAGCAGCTGTAACTGCGATGATTAACGATCCAGTTGCAAGTGCAGAAATTTATGCAAAGACAGGCGTTTATCCTTGGATTCAAGATGGTCCAGCATTATTAGCAGCACTGAAATCTTTGATTACAGAAAAAGCTCTTAAAGATGCGGTTACGTGGAACCAGGAAGCATACGGCTTTCCATCAATTTATAAGCCAGAATTACTCAAGTAAGAAGGACTAAACTATGGAATATGTTATCTGGGCACTAATTGGCACCCTATACGGAATGCTAGTAGGTATTATACCAATTGCTGGTGTAACTACTGCCCTAATAACTGTTTTTAGTATGGGAGCATACTTTATGGCCGACCCCTATTTGGGGTTGGTCTTTCTGACTGCTATAGTTGCAAGTTGTGCTAGTGCCGATAGTTATACAAGTATCTTAACTGGTATACCCGGTGCAAGCACAACAGCAGCCTGTGTTATTGATGGTTATCCTATGGCAAAGAAAGGCCAAGCAGCAAGAGCAATGGGAATTGCTATTACCGACTCTACATTTAATGGAGTTATATTTGCAGCATTAGCTTTCTTCTTACTTCCTTATTATGGAAAGATTATAGTATTATTTGGACGTCCGGAATTTCTGGGCTTTATGACAATGGCTCTAGCCTGTGTAGGATTTGTAGCTAGTAAGAATGTTTTCTTAAGTATATGTGCAATTATATTTGGATTATGTGTAGGTATGGTTGGCGAAGATGTAGTAAGTAATCCTAGACTAACATTTGGTTGGGAATATTTACAAAACGGAATTGGCATGGTAGTTTTATTATCAGGACTATTTGGAGTTCCAGAATTATTAGACGGATTTAGACGAGGATTAAAATCAGCTGCGCCGCCAATGGAAGGAAACTACTTTGAAGGTTTAAAAGAAGGCTTTGGTGATTGTAGACGACATTGGAAAGATATGGTTCGCGGCGGACTAATTGGATTTGTTACTGGACTACTACCAGGAGTAGGAGGAGCAGTAGGCGACTTTTTAGCATACGGTGCAACTAAAGCTGCACACAAAGAAAAACAAGAGATACCATTTGGTGAAGGTAATCCAATTGGACTATTAGGGTGTGAAGGAGCAAATAATGCACAGAAAGTATCTAGTATGATACCTGCTTGTTTGTTTGGAATACCTGCGGCACCT